AACGGAGCGCAGAACAATACGTTCCTAGACTCCTCTACCAATGCCTTCAGCATCACCCGCAACGGCAACACCACGCAGGGTACGTTCTCGCCGTTCTCGCAGACGGGGTGGGGGAACTATTTTGATGGTACAGGGGATTATCTAACTGCCGCAAACAATACGGCGTTTCAGTTTGGAACTGGTGATTTTACGGTAGAAGGTTGGTTCTACCTGACATCATCTAATTCATCTCAGTGCATGATTGATTTCCGTGCGTCAAACAACTCGCCTACCGGGTTCTTTATTGGTGTTGTAACCAGTGGATATTTACAGGTTTATAGCAGCACTAACATTGTTTACGTCAACGCAAGCATTGGATTGAACCAGTGGTATCACTTTGCTGTTGCTAGAAGCGGGACGACGCTTAAGGCTTTTATCAATGGCACCGAAGTGGCCTCGGTCAGCAACTCAACCAACTGGAGCGATCAAAGTTGCTCTATTGGCCGAAGCGCAAACACTACCGAACTGATAACGGGATACCAAAGCAATATCCGCGTTGTTAAAGGCACGGCTTTGTATACGGCCAACTTCACGCCCAGCACGACGCCGCTTACAGCCATCACCAACACCTCCCTGCTGACCTGTCAGAGCAACCGTTTCGTAGACAACAGCACCAACGCCTTTGCCATCACGCGCAACGGTGATGTGTCTGTCCAAGCCTTCAGCCCGTTCAACCCCACGGCAGCGTGGAGTGCAGCGACGTATGGCGGAAGTGGGTATTACGACGGAGCAGGGGACTACTTGCGCCTTGCATATACGTCGGCGTTGCAGTTTACGGGCAATTTTACGATTGAGTTTTGGGCATACCCGTTGACGCAAGCAAGTGCGTTTGCAGGCGTTTTCAACAACTACAGTTCTTGGCCGTCTAGCACGGGCGTGTCTATCTTCTGTGGGCATTCGTCTGCTGGAACAACCAAATGGGTTGTAGCGTTGTTTGGCACATTCCCTGCCATTCAGTCGTCTGCCGATTACATCAAAAACGCTTGGTCACACATCGCGTTGGTTCGTAACGGAACCGGCTCCAACAACATCACGCTGTATATCAACGGCGTTTCGGCTGGCACGTTTACGAGTAACAACACCGTAACTGGAACGGCTGACTATTGGTGGGTTGGAACCACCGGCGATGCGGTATCCACGCAAAACTTCACGGGATATTTGGCTGACTTCCGCGCTACTGGATCGGCTGTTTACACCGGCACGTTTACGCCACCGACTGCACCCCTTACCGCTATCTCTAACACGCAGTTGTTGCTGGCCGGAACCAACGCAGGCATCTACGACGCTACGTCCAAGAACGACCTTGAGACGGTGGGCAACGCGCAGATCAGCACGACGCAGAGCAAATTCGGCGGGTCGTCAATGTATTTTGATGGGACGGGGGATTACCTATCTATTCCTGCCACTCAAAACATTGTTTTTGGCACGGCTGATTTTACCATTGAGATGTGGGTTTACTCAGGATCGCAAGGAAGCACAGGCGCTCGTATGTTTGGTAACGGCGCTGGCGCTGCTTGGGGAAGCGGAAAGTACATTCTAACTACGACTACCGCAGCAAACCCCAACAAATTTACGCTTGGAATAAATAATGCTTCTCCTGCAGATGTGTTGGTTTCTACTACAACGTTTAATGACAGCACTTGGAAACACGTTGCTATTACTCGTTATAACGGCGTTTTCCGACTGTTTGTAAACGGGATATTAGAGTCTACAAACACCACTAATGTTTCCGTTGATAACGGCACGGCGGCGCAGATTCGTATTGGATCAAGTGGCATTTCAGGTGACGCGGATTGGGCTGGTTATATTGACGACCTCCGCATCACCAAAGGCATCGCCCGTTACACCAGCAACTTCACCCCGCCGACTGCGGCGTTCCTGACCCTGTAAGGTGACTTATGGCTCTGTATAGTTTCAAAGGCCACTACCCCGTCGAGCAGATCGACAACAACAAGGGTTGGTACGAGGTTCCCGCCAAGCCGGAAGCGCCGGAAGGCAAGGAAGTCCGGTGGGAGAACGCAGAGTGGGTGGTGCGTGACCCGAAGCCCGAGGATCGTCCCGGTTTCCAATGGAACTGGAACCACGGCGAGATGGCTTGGGTGGAGTGTGAGTACGCAGCTACCGCGCCTGAAGTCACGGAACCGGTTGATCCGGAAGTACCCGTCGACCCTGATCAGCCCGTGATCACTGAACCCACTGCCTCGGCTGCGGTAAGTGATGAGTTTGCTATCACCGTTGATGGTGAGCCGATATAACACCGAGGCATGTGAATGGATATTCAAGTGCTATTTAACATTGTGGTCGGTGTGGCAGCCTTCTTTGGAGGCTGGTCGCTTAATCAGATCACGCGCAGCATCGAACGATTGGATAAAGACGTTCGCAATATGCCGTTGAACTATGTGACTCAAACCACGTATCAACGCGACATAGACGACATCAAGAACATGCTGAGCAAGATCTTCGACAAGTTGGATGAGAAGGCCGACAAATAATGGCAGAGATAGGGGTTGTTGAACTTCTCATCAAAGCGTGGCCGATTATGCTGGCCATCATTACCCTCATCATTGTTCTGGCAAAGCTGGATCTGCGCGTGGCGGTAATGGAAGAAAAGGTCAAGACCTTGTTTGAACTCTTTAACAAGAAGGCCGACAAATGAGCGAAGACATTGAACTCTTCAAGGCTAAGGTTCAAGCCGAACTAAACAGGCTTGAGGCAAACTCATCTGCCAAGGATGTGGCTGGTAAGGCCATTGGTAAGGATGGCCTTAAATACATCACCGTCATCGTTGTTATCGGCGTGGCGTCTAGCCTTGTACTGGATAGCGACAAGATCGCCGCTGTGATGGGTCTGCTCGGTGCATCGCTGACCGCCCTAATCTCCATGCTCAACGGTATTGCCGGGGCAACAGAGAAGGAAGAGAAGCCCGAGTTTGCGGTTATCAAGGAACTCATTACCAAGCTCGACAAACTTGATCGCAAGGAAATGCCAATGCGGGTTGATGTCGAGGGCGATCATGTTGTTGTGACTAAAGGCGAAGATGTGGTGAGGGCTTCCAAATGATGACGATGGTTAGCACATTTCTTTCATTCCTTGCTGGTGGTCTCCCGAAGATCCTTCAGATATTTCAGGACAAGCAGGATAAGAAGCATGAGCTTGCTTTGGTTGCTGCACAGAAAGAGCGTGAGCTTGCTTTGGCGGAGAAGGGATTCATTGCCCAAGCCCGCGTCGAAGAGATCAAGCTGGAGCAGATTCAGACGCAGACGGCTGGCGAAGAACGTCAAGCCCTGTACCAGCACGACATGGAGATTGGAAAAGGCGCCAGTCAGTGGATGATTAATCTACGCGCCTCTGTGCGTCCGGTCGTCACCTACATCTTTGTGTTGGAGTTAGTCGCGCTGAACATCGCAGGCGTGTGGTATGCCTACACAACGGGCATCCCGTTTGCGGTCGCAATGGAGAATGTGTTTAGCGACGATGAGATGTTGATTCTCTCCTCGATAATTGCATTTTGGTTTGGAACCCAAGCTTTCAACAAGAAATGAGCGTTGTTTACTGGATAAGACTTGAAGAGCATTTTGATATGAACTCTGATGGATACATCGGGGTTGCTATCGATTTGAATAGCAGGCTTGTCCGGCACCGTTCAATTACTTCGCGTGACGATTGTCACTTTGGAAGAGCGATTAGATATCACGGCTGGAAGAATCTACTGTGCGATGTAGTCTTCTGCGGTACAGATGAAGAGTGTTATGCCTTAGAAACTAAGTTGCGCCCAGAGTTCCAGATTGGCTGGAACGAGGCTATTGGCGGCTGCGGCGGAGATAGAAGTGAGTATATTGATTACGCTGCTAGGGAAAAACCAATAGGCAATAAGAACCCTAGATACGGGCAGGAGAATCCGTTTTTTGGTAAGTCGCACACAACTAAGACTAGACAAACTCAGACTATTGCTAGATCGCAATCAATTATTCGCACACCAGACGGTATATTTTTTGGGTTTAATTCACTAGCAAGACATCTAAAGGTGCATAAGGCTACGGCGAAAAACATTGCTATTAGGCAGGGGTGGAAAATTGAAGACAAGCCCTCGCTGTATTGAGATGATCAAGCATCATGAAGGTTTGCGTATGCGACCTTACCAATGTCCGGCGTTAATCTGGAGCGTCGGCGTGGGCCATGTCATTGACCCCGCTCATGCGGCAGTGAAGTATGAAGAACGGCGCAATCTACCGATACCCGCAGGCTGGGATCGCGTCCTCTCCATGGGAGAGGTGGACGCTATTCTTGTTCAAGATCTTAGCCGGTTTGAGCGTGGCGTTCTTAGACTTTGCCCTGCTGCTAATGGCAATCAGGGAATCTTCGATAGCCTCTGCAGTTTTGCCTTCAATGTGGGACTAGGCAATCTCCAGAGATCTTCTCTACGCATGAAAACAAATCGTGGAGAGTTTGAGGAAGCCGCTGAAGAATTCATGAAATGGACTAAAGCTGGCGGCAGAGTGCTGCCCGGCTTAGTCAAACGCCGACAGGATGAGAGAGCCTTATACCTGTCAGGCATTACCTAACACCAGTTTTTGGAGGATAGATGGCCTTAACGAAGCCAAAATTTCAGCCTGGTGTTAATAAGGAAGGCACCGAGTACACCGCTGATGGCGGTTGGTTTGATTCCGACAAGGTTCGTTTTCGGCAGGGCAGGCCAGAAAAGATCGGCGGCTGGCAGAAATATGTAAGCCAAAGCTTTCTTGGGACATGCCGCTCCATATTTGACTGGGCCACTAATGCCTTTACGACGTACTTAAGCTTCGGTACTAACCTGAAGTTCTACGTCAACGAAGGAAACTCTTACTACGACATCACGCCGATTCGTAAGACTGTTAACCCGATGGCGAACAATCCGTTCACAAGCGGAGCCGCAGGCTCTACCACTGTCACGGTGACAGACACAGCTCATGGCGCGGTTGTTAATGATTTCGTGACGTTTAGCGGCGCAACTGGGTTCGATGGGATTCCAGCTGGTGATCTGAACAAAGAGCATCAGATCACAATGATTATCAACGCTAACAGCTACACCATTGTTGTAGCTACGCCATGCACAACTGGCGCAGTATCTGGCGGTGGAGCCACCGTAGTGGCTGCCTATCAGATCAATGTCGGCTTGGATGTTTACGTCCCAAGCACTGGTTGGGGCGTGGGTGCTTGGGGTTCTGGCGCATGGGGTTCTGCCACGGCAGTGACTTCGTCTAGCCAACTTCGACTTTGGTCTCAGGACAACTACGGCAATGACTTGATATTCAATGTCAGAGGCGGCGGCGTTTATTACTGGGATGAAAGTTCCGGCACTTCAGTTCGTGGTGTGGCGCTATCTGCCGTTAGCGGGGTATCCGACGCTCCTGTTTCCTCAACGCAAATAATGGTGAGTGAGACGGCAGCTCAGGTGCTGGCCTTTGGCTGCAACCCCATAGGATCAACCTCAATAGATCCGCTTTTGGTTCGCTGGTCAAAATCAGATAGCCCGGTAGACTGGACGCCGACATCGACCAACGATGCTGGCGGTCAGTTGCTAGGTGCTGGTTCTTACATTGTGACAGCGCAAAAGACCAAACAGGAAATCCTGATCTTCACCGATGCGGGCGTGTACAGCATGCGCTACGTCGGGTCACCCTTCGTGTATTCGTTTTCACTAATCTCGGATTACCATGGTTGCATATCGCCAAACTGCGTGGCAGATGCTAACGGCCTTGTGTTCTTTATGGACGAAGGTAACTTTTATGTATACAACGGGGCAGTGCAGACCCTAGATTGCACCGTCCTGAACTATGTGTTCTCTGATATTAACTTGGTTCAGGCATACAAGATCTTTGCTGCTACCAACTCTAAGTTCTCTGAAGTGACTTGGTACTACCCATCGAGTAATTCGCAGGAAGTGAATCGGTATGTCACCTACAACTACAAAGAGGAGATCTGGTACATCGGCACCCTCGATCGCACTGCCTACTATGACTCTGCCCTGAAAAACTTCCCGGTAGCCGCTGGCAAGGTAAACGGAGAGGGGTATCTCTATCAACATGAAGTAGGCTACGACGCTGATGGCAGCGCGCTAAGCGCCTATATCGAGTCAGGCAGCCTCGAGTTAGACCCGGGGCAAAGCTTTATGTTTATGTCCCGAGTTATCCCCGACTTTAAGTTCCAAGGAACTACCAGTTCAAATATGATTAGCCTTGTCATCAAAGGCAAGGACTATCCATTGCAAAGCCTAAATACCAAGTCGACCTCGACAGTGGGTTCGTCCACCGATCAGGTCTTTGTTCGCAACCGGATGCGTCAGGCAGCGGTTCGGGTGGAGAGTTCTGGCCTAGGCTATGGCTGGCGACTGGGTGACCTTCGCTTTGATCTTCGCACGGACGGTCAACGCTAATGGCTGGCCGAATCCCACTTACCCTGCCGATTGCAGCCCCGTCCTATGACAAGTTCAACGAGGCTCTGACCCGTCGTACCTTGGAATTGGAGATTCAAGAGCTTCGATCCGAAGTGCTGCGAGCCAAGACGCAGGGAGATAGTGTGGGCAGTTTGGCAATGAAGCGATTCCAATTTCTGCCTTTGTACCCATCCCAAAAAACGACTAACAACGTCGGGGAATGGCTCGGTGGTTGGGGAGGCTGCTGCTAATGTCCTTCCAGAACATCACCGGCCTAAAGCTTGGGCAGGCAGCCATCACAACAAGCTACGCCACGCTCTATACGGTTCCCGCAGGCACCAGAACCTATGTCAAGGACATAGATATCTGCAACACAACCGCATCTCCTATTGGTTTCTACGTGTCTTTTGTGCCGTCTGGCGGCATCGCCGGTGCTGCAAACTCTATTTTCTACAACGCCCCGTTGCCGGGTAATAGCACTGTGCAGTGGTGTGGGGTTCAGATTATGAATGCTGGCGATACTATTCAAGTTAAAGCATCGGCGGCTGGCTGCACTATTAGCGCAACAGGCGGGGAGGCTCTGTGACAATTACTGTCTATCCCCCGTTTGGAAGCTCGATTGTTAATCCTTCTTATGTGTCTATTGGCGGAACAAACGTAGATGCCTTTGGAAGGTTAAGGGTTAGTAGTCCGCTAACTTTGTTCGATTCGTCACATCGTTATGCCGACAATAATCTGTGGGCAACCAGCACAACCGGCACCGCAGCTGCCACATTTAGCGCAAACGAGGGGCTAGTTAATCTGACCGTCGGCACTGCCAGCGGGGATCAAATTATTCGTGAAACCACAAAAGTGTTTTCATATCAGCCAGGAAAAAGCTTGCTGGTAATGTCCACATTTGTATTTGGTGGTGCCAAGGAAAATCTGCGCCAACGTGTTGGATACTATGGGGCAGACAACGGGTTGTATTTTGAAAGAGAGGGGTCAACTCTATACTTTGTTGAGAGAAGCTCTGTTACCGGTTCGGTTGTTAATACCAGAATTTCTCAAGCCAATTGGAACCAAGATCCGCTTGATGGGACTGGAAGATCTGGAATTACTCTAGATTCTTCCAAGGCGCAGATCCTTTATATGGACATTGAGTGGCTCGGACTTGGAACCTGCCGCATGGGTTTTATCATCAACGGCGTATTTGTTCCGGCGCATAACTTTAACCATGCCAACCTAATAACGACAACATATATCACTACGGCATCACTGCCGATGCGATATGAAATGACTAATACAGATACTACAGCTAGCGCAAGCACCCTTAAGCAGGTCTGTTCCACTGCTATCTCTGAAGGTGGTTATGAGCTTCGTGGCGCGCAGCTGTCAGCTGGCACAGCAGTTACGACCCCGTTTTCCCTGACGACAGCAGGTACGCTTTATCCGGTTGTGTCAATTCGACTTAAGTCAACCCGACTTGATGCGATCGTTATCCTAACTGCTATCTCTATACTTGGCACCACCAATAACGCCAATTACAAATGGCAGGTTATCAGCTCCGGAACAACAACTGGAGGTACGTGGGTAAGCGCCGGGACTAATTCAGCAGTGGAATACAACATTACTGGTACTGCATTTACGACAGGCACGGGTCGAATCTTAGCGGCGGGATTCTTCCAAGGGTCTAATCAAGGTTCCACCAGTGTAGATATATTAAAAGAAGCTTTATTTGCCAATCAACTTGAGAGGGAGCCGTTTACCGGAACCGCTTATGAACTCACTATTGCCTGCTCCTCAGCATCGAATGGAGATAATGTCTTGGCATCAATGGACTGGGAAGAAATCAGTCGATGACAAGCATTGCATTTTTAGGAATTCAATAGGTTTTTGATATGGCAGACTCCATCAAGGTACTAGGTCAAGTTTCTCCGTCAGCCGCCACGCTGACGGACTTGTACACCGTGCCTGCCCAAGCGCAGACCACAGTCAGCAGCATCACGGTCTGCAACACAGGATCTTCCCCTGTCACGATTCGCATATCAGTGGCAGTGGCTAATGCTGCCGACAACGTGAAGCAGTACATCTATTACGACTATGTGATCGGGGCTAAAGACACCCTGCTCATTGTTATCGGGATGACCCTAAATGAAACCGATAGGGTCAAGGTTTATTCCAGCGCCACCAATGTTGCATTCAACATCTTTGGCGTAGAGACAGCGAGAGAGTAAGCAATGCCAAACCAGAACATGCAAGGACTTGCCGGGATATTGGCTGAGCAGGGTCGCTATGGCGACACCATGCTGATGCATGTTGCTCCCAGTGAAGTGGAGTACCTTGCTGGCTTGGGTGGCATTACCGAGAACCCGATGACGGGCTTGCCAGAAGCATTCAAGTTTAAGGATCTGCTGCCGTTTGTGGGTTCAGCTTTTCTCGGCCCTGCTTTCAAGGCAGTCGGATTCTCGCCGGGTGTGTCGAGCTTTCTAGCCACCACTGCCTCCACGATGTTAGGTGGTGGCAGCCTTGAGAAGGGCATCATGTCTGGCTTGGTGTCATCCTCGCTGGGTCGCCTTGGCAGGAACTTGTCAGACCTTGGCCCTGATGCTGCTGTAGACGCGGCCACTGGCCAACCTATCGCTGATACCGGTTACAAGTTCGGCATATTTAAGAAGCCAGAGTCCGGCACCTTCGGCTCACGCTATTCAGAAGCATTCCAGTCTCCAGAGTTCAACCCTGTTCAGATGGTAAAGGCTGCCGGTGAAGCCGGTTTGGATAACTTGCTTGAGCAAGTGCAAAAGCCGAGCGTCATGCTGCCGTTTACGATCGGGGCTGGTGAGCTTGGTCGCATCAAAGCCGAAGAGGACTACGCAAGGCAGTATCAAAACTTCCTTGAAGATCAGGCTGAACGCCGCCGCAAGATTCGCGAGCGTAATCCGCAGATTTTACCGCCATCGAGTCCGTACTATCGTCCACCTGGCATGGCGCAGGGTGGGGCGGTGGAGCGGAAATACGATGGCTATTCTTTCGACCCGTTCTCATTTGATGAATACATCCCAGATGAGATCCTGCCGGGTGGAGTAACGCCGGTACAGGAAACCAATGAGGAGCCTGTGCCTGCAGATCGCACCCTGCCTGAAGAGCCGGTGTATCAGCCGGAACCTCCGACCGAACAACAGGTTATTGATCAAGCATTGATTAACAGCCTGTTTGTGCCGGGTTCTGATATCCCGCAAAGCACTGGCATTAACACTGCCGCACTGGATGATCTGTTTGCGAATCTTCGTAAGACAGAGGCGCTGCAGAATCTGGCTCTTGAGCCTAGCTTGTTGCAGCAAGGCTTCACTGGCACATCAGGCGTTACAGCGCCTCCGGCTGGCGCTGGCATATTCGCCACGCCGACGCAGGCGGAGCAACCCGCTATCGATTTCGAAGTCTCTCCAGAGATGGCGGCTGCCTTGCAGCAAGTGGCAAGACCTGCAGAGATTACGCGGGAAGAGATTCAGGCCATTCAAGATAACCCGCGAGTTCAGGCTCTTCAGAGGATCAGTGATCTTCTAAAGAACAATGAGTTCGGCGCGGCCTTTGATGAGGCATTGAAGGCTGAGCGTGAACTGGGTGGCGACTTCATTGGCAACATCGTTGATGCTAATAAGTTGCGTGAACTTCGTGGCCCGATGAATGCTGATGAGATCACCAAGTTCTACAACGAGATGCCGCAGGATGTGTTTGTAGAGCGGTATGTCGGCCCCGGTAACGAGTTCAAAAAGGATCAGGCTATTGAGCGAAACATTGCTGCGCTTGGTGGGCAGGCCGGTTATGTCGATCCAATGCTGGGTCTTAAGAAAGAAGAGACTCTGCTGAGCAAACTGCCGATTAAAGAGCTTGCGGCTTTGGCTGCGGCTGCGATGGGCGCAACTGCAATCCCGGGATTGTTTGGCGGCGCAGGTGGCGGAGCCACAGCCGGTGGTGCAACCGCTGGCGGAGCAGGCGCTGCCGGTGGCGCTGGTGCATTGACTGGTGTGGTGCCAACGGGTCTGGTGTCCGGAACGACCGCTGCTGCTGTGGCAGCTGCCGGTGTCCCGCTGGCTGAGATAACCATCATTGCCTCTAAGTTGGCACTGAGTATTCCGCAGGCAGCTGCACTGATTAGCTCTGTTGGACTTGGCGCCGCCCAAGCTTTAGCTGGCGGCACAGTCGCCCCTGCTACAACCGTCGCCCAGACAACGCCAACTCAGCCAACTGGTCTTGAAACACCTCTTGATGAGGTTGTAGTTACAGGAAGCAGGGCGATTGATCCAGCATTGCTGCGATTGGTTCCGGGGTCTCTTGCATCAACTAATTTGATTCAAGGAATGACGGATATTCCAACGGACATCTATGGCCAAGTCGAAGGCCAGCCTGATTTGACTGAGGGAAAAATTGAGGCAACGGAAGCTCAACAGCCTCAGGAGCCTTTTAAGGATCGTCTGGCCGAAGTCATTGTTACCGGCAGTAAGTATCAACCTGGCATTCTTGATCTGGCCACAATTGGAACTAGCGGCTTAACTGCTGCTGAACTACTTAAAGGCTACACGGAGCCTACGCTCCGACCTTACGAAGAGCTTCCGCCAGAAGTTGATACAAACCTTGATGAGGTTGTTGTCACTGGTAGCAGGCCGCTTCCGATTTCTCTCACCGGACTCGGAGCGGCAGGCCTGACTGCCAACCAACTTATGCAAGGTTTCACTCAGCCCAACGTCAACCCAGTTACGGGCGAGCCTGTAAAGACGCCAGAAGTTGAGCAGATTGATATCACCAAACCAGAGACATCATTGCTCGACACCTTGATCAATAAAGGCAAAGGCGCATTGGCGGATCTAGCCACATCGCAATTGCTTGGCTCACTTGCCGGGGCGATGACTGGCGGGGCAGCCGGCGGTGTTGGCGCTGGTGGTGGCGGATACGCTGGTACAGGCGGCTTGGGCTACATTCCAGAAGGTCAAGAGCGTCGTTATGTTGCTGCAACGGATGATTACCGACACGGATTCTTACCTGAGTGGATGTTCTTTGAGAACCTCAATCCACCCGCTGTTGATCTCACCACACCCGGCTCCACTCCCGGAACAACCCCGGGAACCCCCGACAGACCCGACACCATCGATGATCGCATCGAACCCAAAGCCACAGGCGGGAAGATCAAGTCCTATTCCCCTCGTGGATATTTGGATTTGATCCAAGGCTACAACGAGGGCGGTGAGGTCGAGGACGAGGACGAAGAAAGCATTGAGGAAGAAGTGGCTGAGTACTCAGAAGCCCCGATGACGGACGGCAGTCGAGGACTCATCCAACTTACTCAGGCAGCGATCCTCGGTCAGTTAGCTGAAGATCAAACCGATGATGTCATCCAGAAGTTTATTGACCTTCATGGCAACAAAGCATTCCGAGAGCTTCGCGAGAAGACACTGGAGTCCGTTGCGAATGGCAGCCGCAAGGAAGGTATGATCGAAGGTCATACTGGCGGCATGGACGATATGGTTGAGGGCGTCATTGGAAGTTCCGAACGGGTGGCAGTGTCACCGGGGGAGTTCATCATCCCCGCTGATGTCGTCAGCATGTTAGGTGATGGCAACAGCGACTCGGGCAGAACCAAGCTTGAACAGATGATGTCTCGCGTTAGACAGGATAAGACGGGTTCAACCAAGCAGGCGAAACCCATCAACTCAGCCAAAGTTTTACCTGCTTAAGAGGATAGGTCATGGCAGAAACAGCACCCACCAGTACCACGGTTTACCAACAGGCACTGCCTGAGTACGCCGCCCCCTACTTTGAGCGTCTCCTGCAACGTGCAGAGACGGAGAGTTTGCAGGGGTATCAGCCCTACACCGGCGCAAGGCTTGCCGACTTTACTGCCGCAGAGCGAGCAGCGCAGGCCGGCATTGGAGGTCTTGCGACCCCAGCCCAGATTGCGGCAGCCACTGGGGTGGCGGCGCAGGCAGCACAGGCTGGCCCGAGTGCTTTCGACTACGCCAAGGGCTACACGCCAGGAGCCTTTACAGCGGCTTTCACGCCGACCGATATCTCAGCAGGCTACGCCGCTGGAGTTGGCCCTGCGGCTTATCAGGCGGGAATACTGGGATCGGTAGGCCCATTCACCCAAGAGATTGCTTCTCGTTACATGACGCCCTACCAAGAGGCAGTCACTAGCGCAGCGGTGCGTGAACTGGAGAAGGGTGCTGAGCGAGCCAGAACGGGCATTAGTCAGGCAGCGGCACAGGCTGGTGGTCGCGGTGGATACCGCGAGGCTCTGGAGCGATCAGAGTTACAACGTAACATCCTTGAGCAGACTGGCGATGTCACTGCCAAGGGTCGAGCAGATGCCTACGAATCTGCCATGCAGCAATATGAGCGAGATCGACAGGCTCAGATGGCCGGGTTCCAGACTCAAGAGGCTGCTCGTCAAGCGGCGGCGGCCAGTGGCTTAGCAGGCTTCCAAGCACAGGAGGCTGCGCGTCAGGCTCAAGCTCAGTTTGGTTTGACTGCGGGGCAGTTCAATCAGCAACAGCGTCAGGCGTCGGCAGAGTTGGCCGCTCGTCAGGAGGCAGCGCGTGAGGCTGCCCGTCAACAGCAGACTCAGTTTGGTCTGGCCGGATTGCAGCAGGATCTGGCGGGTCGCCAGCAGCAACTGGCTGCTGCTCAGACCTTGGGTAACTTGGGCCAGGCTCAGCAGGCTTTGGACATTGAGCGTCTGGGTCAGCAGGAATCCGTGGGTCAGCGCCAACGAGCATTGAACCAAGCCTCGCTCGATGTCGGCTATCAGGACTTCCTGAACCAGATGGGCTACACCCAAGGTCAACTCGGGTTCTACTCCAACATCTTGCGTGGTGTGCCGGTGCAACCACAACAGACAGTGTCTACCTTCCAGCAGCAGCCGAGTTTGTTCCAGTCAGTACTGGGTGCAGGCGTTGGCGGACTTGGACTCTACAATGCCTTGCGAGGGGGCTAATCCATGAGCCTTATTAACCAGCAGAAAGATCTGGAGAGTTTTAGCGACCAAGCCCTCCTGCAGGAAGCGATGCAGCCGATGCGGGGATACCCCCCGTTCTTGGTGGCATCGGAGATTCAGCGCAGGCAGCAGGATCGAGCTAGGGTGCAGCAGCAGACTATGGCAGCCCAAGCAGAGGCTCCCCCGGTAGCCATGCAGCAGGCTTCTCAGTTTGCTAGCCAGATGGCGCCTGAGGCCGCATTACAGCCCGATATGGGCCAGATGCAGCCAGAGGCAGGCATGGACATGGCTGCCCCCATGATGGATTCTGCAGCCCCTGCTGAGCCTGTGGGAATCATGGGTGCCGCCCCGGTTCAGGCCATGTCTAGTGGCGGTGAGGTCAAGCGGATGCAGGAAGGCAAGGGTGTCCCGGACGACCCTTTCTACCGATTTGGGTCTTTTCTGACCAGAGTTCCATCCATGATTCCTCTTCGTCGCTCAGAGGTGGGATTGGTTCGCTCGATAGAGCAGATTGAAAAGGCGGGTGGTGATGCCTCGGCTCTTCGGGCAGAGCTTGCTCGCCTCAAGGGAACCCCTGTACCTGCGATCGGTGAGGCACCGGTGGCAACGCCGTCCTCGGCTCCTGGTATTGCATCAATCCCTGCTGAGAATGTCGACCTAGCTAGCATCGTCAATCCCCCGCAGGGTTCCTATCTGCGCGGTGTTCCGGTTGGCGGCTCAACGGTTACTGAAACGCCGCCTGCCCCGCCTGTAGCTCGGGCGACTGCGCCTCGTGCTGCCGCTCCCGCTGGCATTGAGCAGTTGCAGGAAGTGGCGGTGACGGGCAAGCGCACCGATCCCTACTACCTTGAAGCGGCTGGTGAGATGTACAAGTTCGCTCCGAATCGGGAGGACTTTGAGCGTCGAAGCCGTGCTGAGACTTTGGTTGGGTTGGGCGAGATCATCGGTGGCGCTACCCAGCGTGGTGATATCGCCAAGGGATTGGCTGCCTTGACCCGTCAACGTTTGGCCGGTGAGCGTGAGATGCAGCGAGAGGAGCGGGACTTCCGCATGGCGATGATGGGGCTTCGGAGTCAGGAGCGAGCAGAAACTCGCGCTGAGGCTCGTGAATTAGCCTCTATTGCTAGGGACGAGGGTCGTTTCAAAATTGAAACCGATCTTAAGATTCGCGAACTGGATATGCGTCGGATAGCTCTCAGGGAAGAAGCAGCCACTCGTGCGGCGGCAGCCAAAAATGATGCTGAGCGTTTGGCGATTCAGCGCAGGGCAGCTGATCTTGACGAGAAGTTGCTGGCAGACCGCCAAGATCTCCTCAAGGCGCAGGCTGATTACTATCGCGGCAAAGGCACTAGCGCGTTACCATTCGGTGGTCAGAACCAGTTCGCCACAGCACAGGATATCTCTGCTGGCCTCGGACAATAATTGCGGGAGTTTTTAAATGGCAGTTACGCCGACCCCGAAGAAGCGATTCCTTCTTCCGGACAATTCCTTTTTGGAGTTGCCGGATGTAGTCACTGAGGAAGATAAGTACCGCATCTCACTGGATCTCGCTCAGAGATTCCCAGATGAATATGGGTCATTGCTTGATCCATACCAAACACTAGGCGGCGGTACTGCCGAGTTCTTCAAGGGTATCCCACGTGGCTTCGCTAGCTCCTTGATTGGAGCGGCGCAAGGTGCTGTGGGATTGGTAACGCCGGGGGTAGATACCGAATTTGAATCTAACCTTGCCGCTGCGCAAAAATACATCGAAGACGAAAGTGCGTTGGCTCCCGAGGAGCCGTACAAAGACTTCTTCGCTAGCAAACTCGGCTCTGGCCTTGGCTCTGTTGCCACTTACGCCATGCCGGGTGGTATTGCTAAAGCCCTTGGAGCCTCCGCCACAGGCGTGGCTGCGCGATCGGCTGGTCTTGGCATGGCAGTCACTGGCGGTGCGGGTGAGCAGGCACAGCGCATTCAGCAAGAGCGTGACCTAGGCGCTGAGATTTCTGCCGGCCAAGAGATGGTTGGCCTATTAGGTGGTGCGGGTGTTGGCGCCACCGAGATGATCCCGATCAATCGATTGTTCAGCAAGATCACGCCAGAGACGGGCAGTGCGTTGCTGAATATCTTCTCGCGCTTGGATAAGCGCAACCCGATGTCAGGCACCATCTCCGATGACATCATCCGGTTGACCAAGGGTGCTGCCTCGCAAGGCTTTGCAGAAGGTCTGCAAGAAGGCTTCGCTGGCATGGCGCAGAACGTCGTCAGCAATGTGGCCTACGATGCCGACATCGAGGTGGGTGATTCCTTCCTGGATGATCTGATGGTGGGCGGTGGTGTCGGTGCGATTGCCGATGTCGTGGTAGATGCCATGGGTGGTCGACGCACTGTCGCCAACAAGCTCTACCGAGACAAAGAGGAAAAGCTCCGTAAGCAACGCATCGAGCGTTACAACGTCGAGCAGGCAGAAGAGCTGCGTAAGCAGCGCATGGACGAGATGGTCAAGCGTGGTCAGCCGCCAGAAGGTGTGCTGATGCTGCCGCCTCCGGCCACCACTCCCTCTGCCACGCCCACAATCGACGGTGTCTACAATGTATCACCGGCGAACAACCCAGATCGTTTCACTAGAGCGACGGTGTTCACCTCGCCTGATGGCAAGGGTGGCTTGTCGACCATGGTGTATAGCCCTGAGAGCGAGGGCTACTTCGATATCACTGAGGAACTGCAGCGTGGCCGCAGCGTGGAAGACGCTGTGGCGATGGCAGTGGCAGGTGACTTTGGGTTTACCCGAGATCTTCCCGCCCTCGGCACTGCTGCCATCAAGCAGAGCTTTAGCGTCACCAAGGATGCTGCCATCCCAAGCATCGATGCCAATCGAGTGCAGGCAGAGTTGGAAGGTGGTCGATTCTCCACCCCGAACGAAGATTCGTTTATCAAAGTTCAGCCGCTTCCGAATGGCAGCTTCGGCTTAGTCGATGTCACTACAGGAATGCCTGTTGACGGCGGCATGTACTCCACGGTCAATGATGCCTTTGCCAGCTTGCGGCAAATCAATGACCAGAACGCTGCCATCTCTGCGGCGAATGTTCTGAACTACACCGGTCTTGTTAAAAACAATCCGGCTTACCGACTGGCCGCATCACTGCGTTCGCCCAAGAACCGTTTGATCCAGAAGTCGGTGGTGTCTGCGTACTTACCGAAAGACAAGCGCAAGGATCTCAAGGATTTCTATTCACCTGAAGAAGCCAAGAAGCTACTCGGGCCGAAAGACTTCGATGAGATGATGCAGGGTTTCGGCCAGATCACCGAGACCAATGATCTGCTGCGTAAGTACGTGGCTGATCCTGTCGGCATCAACCCCAACAAGCGAACCATTACATCCTCTGCCCTGACTAAGCTAGGCAAGGATAAGAATCTCAAGATCGACATCAAGGACAAGGCGTTTAAGGATTACGCCAAGTACTGGACGGGTGCTGAGAACTGGGCAGATATGTCCAATGGTCAGCGCCTGTACCTGATGACTCGCATTGCCAACAACCCGGCGATGCCAGAGACGATCAAGTTCCCAAATCTGTTTCAGCGGCAGTACAGAAGGCCGCAATTCGAGGCAGTGCTGGGCAAGCTCGGTCAGGCAGAGAAGGATGGCAAGACGGCAGCCCTTTCTGTTTCGGATATTCAAAAGGAAACTGGATTATCCGGTGCTGCCGCCAAGCAGATGTTCAGCGACCTTCTCTTTAGTGGTCGAGTGAAGCCTGTTGCTCCCGGCAAGATCCAGCTGATCCGCTCTGAGCAGGATTATCAGGCAGATAAAACTGCCAAGGCTGACGGCCTTATCCAGAACGAAACGGTCGAGCAGACTGCCTCTCGTCTGCGTGGCGCTGGATTCACAGACGAATCTGTCAAGCAAGTTGAGAAGCAGGTTCAGCAGCAAACCGTTGAGCCGAAGTCCCCGACACCGGCAGTGAAGGCTGAGATCGATGCTCGCGAAACAGCAGCGGTAGCGCAGGGTACTGATCCACAGAAGGAACGCACTGCTTCTACATTCGACAAGATCATCGCTGATGCGCTGAACCGCTACGGAATTGCTAAGTTCGTCAAGCATCAGCTTGAGACCGACGCTGCTAAGACTCGCAAGCTGCCTAATGGACAGATTGTGATGCGGGTGGGCTACTTCTCACCGCTGAAGAAGACGATTACCGTGAATGTCGGCGATCAGATCAACGACCCCAACATCTCCATTGATGAGATTGTGCGTCGTATCAGCGGCACGGTTGACCATGAGGTTATTCACGCCATGCGTGAAGCCGATATGTTCACCGAGAAGGAGTGGAACACCCTCTCCAACTTCGTCAGGACTGCCAAAATCGACAAGGCATTCCTTGATCAGGCTGGTGACAAGAGCCTGATGGCTGTTGGCGGCAAGGGCAAACAGATCACCACGATGCTCGATGAGGTTCGCATCCGTTATGCGGGTAAGAATCTCAACGAGATGCAACTCGTCGAGGAGGCAGTGGCTGAGAGCTTCCGCCTGTGGAGACAGCATGGTGGTAAGTTTGCCGCTGGTAAACCCGCCTCGCTCTTCCAGCGTATCCTCAACTTCATCACCTCCTTTGCCACAGCGTGGAAGGGATCAGGCGCTACCTCGGCAGATCAGATCTTCTCTGCCATTGCAGATGGCGAGATTGGGCAGCGCACACCGGGACTCTCGGTGTTCAACCCGAGTGCTGATGCCACTATCCGCACCCTCAACTTCGCAGATCAGGAACTCTCCAAGGTCAAGAAGACTATCCGCAAGGGTGACGTCGCTCGCGGCCCTGTTAAGTTTAAGGAGGCTGACCTTGAGGTTGGCATAGATCAAGAGCTTAACAGCGAAGGCAGACCGATTTATCCAACAACTCAGGGCATTGCCAATTTCCGTAAGTGGTTTGGAAATAGCAAAGTTGTTGACAGTAACGGAAGACCGCTCGTCCTTTATCGAGGGGCTATTGGCTACCCTGAAATACCTGAAGGCGCTTTGGAGGGGAAGTCAAGAAAAGGTTACGCCACATTTGCAAGCACATCCCCTCAAGTTGCGGCGACTTATGGCCAGCCTAACTTAGGAGATGATGGCACGACTGGGGCAACGGTTCCGCTTTATGTAAAAGCGGACAAACTAATTGAGTTTCCTGTCAGAGTTAGAAATGACGGGATTCGCACATTCGATAAGTTTGAGTTTGACCGCCAAGCTCAAAGATTACGCCCTGGAGAAGTACTTGTTGCGGAACAAGTTATTGACTACGGGCCGAGAGCAAACCTAGCAACAGACCCAAGCAGGAAGTATTCGTATTACTCAGACGTATACGCTTGGAATGAAGGCACACAAGTTAAGTCTGCCGTTGGAAATGCCGGAGGGTTTTCGGAAGAGGAAGCCTCTACACTGGCTCTCGAAATACCGTTATCAACAGCCGACAACAAGCGAGTCGATGACTACCTAGAGTCCCATGTCGGCAACACACCAAAAGGTTACATCCCGAAGGTGAATCCGAATGCGCCTAGGGCTGCCATTGCTGCTGCGGTTAAGTTCGAGCAGGATGGCAAGGAAGAACCGTTCCCGGATGTGGGACGGCAGTTCATGCTCAATGAGATTGCCGAAGAGCCGATTGAGAACGACGTCATTGCGGATTATGTCCGTCGCTACGGCAAGATCAAGCCAGAGGAGATGACGTTCGGCCAGAAGGCGATCTTCATCCTAGAGAGTTGGAAGGAAGGCGGATTCAAGTCTGCCTTTGATGACTTCTCCCGCGTATTCCGCAAGGCAGTGATCGATCGATACAACGAATTCCGTCGTCAGGAAGCCGAACTCATCGGCACTGAGAACGAAGGGATGCTGTTGGCCGAGACTTCCGCCAGTGCTGCCTTGGGTCAGCTTGATCGCGCTAGGGGTTGGCTGGCATCTGCCTTCAACTACGGCGGTGTCAAGTGGGTCAGGGGTGCGAACATCGTTGCTGCCGATCCGAGTGCGTTTGAGAATGACAAGCTCGCTGGCTACATCGATGTCGATGAATCCACACCGGGCTTGCTGAATATCCTCGGCCCACTGGTCAACGGTTCTGTACCTAACGGTATGGGGCAGTTCAAGACCTACTCCACTCTGAAGCGCGTACAAGGCTTTAGGAACCGCGCTAAGCAGGCTCAGTTCGAGCTGAGCAACATGCCGAAGGAGACGCAGGACGCTGCCACAGAAGCCCGTCGTGCCGCCCTGCGGGACATCATCATGGCTGCCAACAATGTGCGTCTGGTGGACAACCCATCTGATGCGCAGATCAGTCAGTTGATCGAGGAGATCGACACCAACTTCCCGCAAGTCACCGAAGCGTACAACGGATATCAGAACTGGAACAAAACCCTGATCCAGTTTGGACGTGACACCGGCATCCTGACAGAGGAGCTGGCCGAGCGTTGGAAGCAGTGGGGCGACTACTTCCCGTTCTATCAAGAAATGGAAGAGGCCGTCATGCGGGATCAGGGATTCCGCAGCAAGTCCTCGATGACCAAGGTGGACTTCTTCACCAGAGCCTTGTCTGAGAATGCCAAGGATCTAGAGGATGCTGATCCGTTTGAGATGATCTCCAAGAACGCCTTCGGGATTATCCAAGCGGGACTGAAGAACGTGGCCGCTGGCCGCATCCTGCGTAACTCTGAGATCGTGGGAGAAGCCAGGAAGATCACCGGCGCGAACCCGGCCAAGCAAGCTTCTCAGCTTCGCAAGCGTGGCAGCTACATCAAGACCGTGTACGAGGATGGCATTGAGGTCTACTACGAGATCGCCGATCCTCTTCTGCATGAGTCGATGATGAACTACGGTGATCCGACTCTGAACACCATGACCAAGATCTTGGCAATGCCCGCCAACGTCCTTCGTGAAATGGTGACCAGAGATCCGGGCTTCGTGATGGCCAACATGCTTCGCGATACCCTCTCGTCGTTCGTCACCAGCGGCACAGGCTATGTCCCTGTCATCGATACCTTCAAGCAGTTTGGCATGGGTGAGATCGACACCCTACTGAAGACGGGTATCGTCGGTGGCTACGATATGTCTGCTGATCCGCAGGATCTGAAGCAGTACATCAAGAAGCAGTACCGCAAGCAGGGTATCGACATGCGCAATCATGCGATCACCAGCACTAACGCGGTCACTCGAGTGTGGGATTGGCTTGGCGATATGAGTACTCGCTCTGACGCTGCCACTCGCATGGCTGTCTACAACGCTGTACTGAAGCGCACAGGCAGTGAGGCTGCCGCAAGACAGGCTGCCATCGAAGTCCTCAACTTCAGCCGTCGTGGTGGCAACCCCATATGGAAGGTGGTCACTGCCTCTGTCCCGTTCTTGAACGCCCGTATACAGGGTCTCGATGTGATCTACCGCTCACTCGGCGGCAAGTACTCACCCTATGAAGGGCTTGAGGATCGCGCTGTCACGCAGAAGCGAGCCTTGATGCGCGGTGCGATGCTGGCCGCCACCACGGGCGTCTACTTCATGCTGATGCAGGACAACGAGGAGTACAAGAAGACCCGTCGTGAGGTTCGTGATGATAACTGGCTGATCCCTGCGCCTGTCCTTGGCGATAAGGTGATGCTGAAGATTCCGATCCCCTTCGAAATCGGCATGCTCTTCAAGGCAGTTCCAGAGACCTTCCTGAACTTTATGTTCGGGGATATGGATGCTCGCGGGTTCCGCGATAGTCTTGTCCGACAGGTGAACAACTCAACCAACATCGACGTCACTGGCTTCCAGATCGTGAAGCCGCTGGTGGATGTGTGGCGCAACAAAGATAGCTTTACCGGCAAGGAGATCGTGCCTTACTGGGTGGATAAAGGAACCGAGGCTGCCGAGCAGTACGACGAACGCACCACAGAAATCTCCAAGGCGTTGGGCAGTGTGCTGAATATCAGCCCGATGAAGCTCGACTATCTGGCGGGTGGCTACGGTGGTTCACTTGGCCTGTCGCTGTTCTTAACGACCGACAAGATTATCCGCGAAGCATCTGGCGATAAGACCGCAGGCACTCGCGCTGACTACACCGATGTGAATAACCTTCCGGTTGTTCGCCGCTTCTTCTACAACGCTGGCACGGCAGGCAGCCGGCAACAGCAGGAGTTCTACGAACTTCGCGATGAAGTTGATAAGACGGTCGCTACGCTCAACAAGATCCAGAAGCGAGGCGACATAGCCGAGTACTACGCTTATGCGAATACTCGCCGGGGATTGCTGGAAATCAAGAGTGAAGTTCTGGCGGTAGAGCGTTACCTGAAGCGGTATCGACAGACTCGCGAGGACATCATTCGCAGCGATCTGCCTGCCGATGTAAAGCGCGATTACCTAGAACAGCTAGATGCTGATCGAGATATGCGCATGACTATCGTTCCGGTAATGCGAGAAAGAGGTGACATCCCATCAAGGGCTGCTTCCGCAATAGCCGACGCCTTTATCGGCTAAGCATCGAACTCACCTTCCAGTAGGCAGTGCTTAAACTGCTCGACCAGGAACAACATCTCTCCCTTGGATGAGGTGTTGCTTCCTGTTCGGAAGGTGCCTTCGTTATCAAGGCTGATCACCAGCACTTGACTAATCCCCTGCCCAATAAATCCTTTCAGCACAGTGTCTGCACTGGGATGTAACTCCGTTACCTCGCCATCATTTTTAACGATCGAAAGTTTTCCCTTTTGATCTTTATCTTTCATTTGCAAATTCCTGTTATTGCTGATAAAAACCACCATCCTCTCCAATCTGGATTGATGGCATGGCTCAGAAGATAACCGATAAAGAGTTCATTGACATCTGGAATGCAGCGCAATGCTCTCCCACGATAGTGTCAAAGATCATAGGGTTCACAGAATCGGCAGTCTACAAACGTAGGCGGGACTTGGCGGACAAAGGGATTGTCCTCAAGACGGTTCAGAAGCAAGTTACCAGCAGCCAGAAATATGGCTGGGGTGTAATCAAGCAGCAGTTTCCCCTAGAGATCCCCCTCTCGATCGACACCGGCACGATCCTCTGCATATCAGATGCACATTACTGGCCGGGTATCACCACGGTTGCCCACATAGCGGCTGTTGAGTTTGCCAAACAGGAACGCCCCACCATCATCGCCGCTCTAGGCGATATGTTCGATGGAGCCACAGTCTCAAGACATCCACCTTTGGGATGGGAGAATCGACCAAGGGTCATTGACGAGTTGGATGCCTGTCGGGAACGGATGAGTGACTTTGAAAGAGCCTCACCCGAGTCCTTGAAGGTGTGGCATGTGGGTAACCATGATGCCAGATTCGATCGAACCCTAGCCCTGAACACTTATCAGTATGAGGGACTAGAAGGGTTCTCAATATCAGACTACTTCAAGCAGTGGAAGTTCACCTACATGAGCAAGGTGAATAACCAACTGGGTATGCGACACCGGCCTGTCAATGGTGGTGTCCACTCTGGTTATAACTCTGCACTTAAATACGGACTGAGTTACGCGCATGGCCACCTTCACCAGTTGAAGGTCACCCCTGTAGACAATGCCAATGGCCGTCTCTGGGGTATCGACTGCGGCCACTTGGCTGATCCTGATGGCCCTCAGTTTGCCTACCGAGAAGGGCTAACCATCGGCGCTTGCTCAGGCTTTGCCCTGCTGTCTTTCTACAAGGGACAGATGGTGGATGCCGAGATCTGCCATGTGAACAACCTCGGCGCTTTCTTCAGGGGTCAGATGATCGTTTCAAAGACTGTCGTTCCCGACGCCTCCGCCTCTGGAAGCAATGAGAACAAAGCAAAGAAGTCTTCCGACGCCCGGAAATCTCGCAAGAGCAAAGCACGCACCTAACAGTGTCTTTTACAGGCAGGCCATGGATCGCTCTGAAGTCCAAGACTGGGGGCGGTTCATCCCCTGCCGGCGAGATCTTCGAAAAGCTGGTTAAGCTCAACTTCCCTTTTCTTGTTGAGCCAAACTGTTTTTTCCATTTCTTCAATAGCTCGCGCCGCTGCATGCGCTAACTCCCCTATTGCGATGTACCGATCCTCCAATGCCATCACAAAGCATGGTGGGATCTGCCTAAGTTCATCGATCAGCTTGTTGGTTTCCATGATACCCCCGCCCATAAAAAACCCCACCCCGCAGGCGGGTGGGGAATCAACCATCTAAGGAGAACTATCACTATACCAAATCAATCTCAAAACGGAAGCGGATCATCCGGATCTTCAGCTTGGGTAGGCGGGGGGTTTGCCTTGTACCCAGATGATCCACCACCGTTGAATTCCTTCTTCGGCTTGGCCTCTACCGGCTCATACTTGATGTAGTGGTAGGGGTTGCCAGCCTTGCTCACGCGATTCCAGATAGCGACCTTCAACGCTGGCTCCTTGCCTTCCTTCAGGAGGCTGACCAACTGCTTGAGGGTTTCCTTGTTGACCACGAACTCGCCAGTGATGTCCGGCTTGTTCGGAGCATCCTTGTACTTGTTCGGGTAGATCTGGCCGTCGCCACTAATTCTCTGTTCCATACTTTCCTCACTTTACCTTCGTTGCATACATCTTGAACTTCTTAACGAGATCGTCGTAGCCGGAGACTCCGTCTCCGTCTATGATCTCTCTAAGATCCGAGAACCAAGGCTCCAACTTACGGAAGAATCCGTTGAGTTCAGTCTTGGCTTTGAACTTCGCTACATGCTTCTCGACTGCCTCTAGGAACGCTTGGTGTTCCTCTGGAGTCTTCACTCGATTCGGCGCTACAAACTCTTCCTCTTCAGGCAGGTCAGATCCTGCGAAGATGTAGAGTCCAAGACCGAACAACGCAAAACACTTCACGAGGCAGCGCATCTTGGTGTCCGAGATAGCTCGGGCATCTGGGTTCTGCACTGCGTTGTTGCGGTTATCCATAACCGGCAACCACATATGCCGAGTCACACCTTGCACGACCACCGTGCAATGGACTGAGCAACTGCGATCAGGGTAGTAGAGGACATCCCTGTCCATACCGTCTACATCCCTGAAGGTTGACCAAATGATCTGCATATCGGGGAAGTGATCCATCATGGTCTGGTATGCCCAAGCCCACGAAAGATAGGTTAAGTGACCTTTCTTCTCTGTGTGATCATTCACATTCAGCTTACTGAGCGTCTGCCAAATCTGTTTGGCATTACTGGATTCTGTATTACTCACGCCTTCTCCTCCTTCATTGCTTGCCATTGAGAGCAGAACGGTGCGACCTGACACCAGTTACCTTCGCACCGAATGTTCTTGCCCCTGCGCAGCCAACGATCTTCGTCTGTGCATTCAGGCAGTTCGCCTTTCATGGCTGCCTGATGCATCGCCACTCGCTGCTGCACAAAGTCGGTCTGCTTGATGAAGCCCCATATGGGGATCTCCAAGCACACCACAGGGGACTGAGGGTAGTCAAACTTTTTGTCTGCATCGCTACGCCTCCAGTCACGCAGGATCGCCATGATGCGCAGTCGCTCGACCTCATAGCCATGCTTGCGCCATAGCCAAGTGTAGAGATTCAACTGCTGTTCCCACTCAGGCTTGTCTGATCCAACCGCATACACGCTGGTGCATTTGTAGTCGGTCAGCATCTTCTCCTTGAGCGACATCGTGTCGGTCTGCCCACTGATCCGCCAGCCATCGATCTCAGCATAGAGTCGACGCTCTGGGATTAGGTTCTCATCGTCAGCGTTGGCATTCTCCAAAGCCAAATGCACTGCCTTTCCGAGCAGCTTGAACACCTCGTCTCGGTAGTCCACCGAGATATCAGCATCATGCTGTTCCGCCAGAGCAACAATCCTAGGCGACTTGATCAACTGCGTAACGGATAGCGTTACGCCTTCGCCTTTGGTGTACGGGTCGTTCTGAACTGCCCGTATGACCTCGATCGGGACATCGTGTTTGTTTGTGTACTGCATCACTTCACTCGATAAACTAAAAAGCTCTTGATCAGCCAGATCACCCGGTACTTCTCGCCCTTGCGATTGGCTAGATCTTTCTTGATGGCGCGGTAGGTAGCCTGTGTACCAGCCTTACCTTGCGCGGTGGACTCGACAATGAATCCATTGCCGACATCAACACTAGGCAGTTTCAGCTTGACCACTGCCTTCATCTCCACGTTGGCCTTTTTCTTCTTGAACTTCATTTCCTTGATCACCATCTACCCACTCCTGAATGCTGAGCATTTCGTCCATCGTTATTGCGGTGTTCATTAAAAAATCTAGCCCGCCATCTCTAACTGCATCGTAGTAAAACGTGATGGCGGCAATCTCCCTAAACTGGTCATCGACCTTGTGCATCCTGACCAGCTGCCTGTCCACCATGAAGGTGAGGCCAAAGCCTGTCAGGTTCTCTCGGGTGGCCGCATGCACAAAGGCAATGGCCATCTCTTGTAGGTCTTCGGGAATAGGGGATCGAAACCCCTCAGGATTTCCTTGTCGCATGTCTTTACTCCAAGTATGATCTTTGTTATGAAAGCCAATATTAGCGAGAAATAAATTGCAAGTCAAGAATTTTTGGGAAGGCGTCATCCACGGAGAGGCTGCCAGCAAAGCAAACTCCCGTCGGTTCGTCAACTTCGGGGGCAAGCCTCGGTTCATCAAGAGCCAGAAAGCCCTGAGTTACGGCGAGGCTTTCAAGCTTCAAGTCCCAGAGCTAGAAGAAAAACTCGAAGGAGATCTTTTCTTCGCAGCGAAAATTTACTACGCTTCACGACGGCCTGACCTCGATGAGTCACTGATCCTAGATCTACTTCAGGGTCGTGTCTATACCAATGACAGGCAAGTCAAATGCAGATTTGTGCTATGGGGGCTTGACAAGGATGACCCTCGTGCAGAAATCTTCATCTGCTCCATGTCGGACTTCAAGGATCAGTTCAAGGACAAGCTCGGTGTTTTTTGGCACGATGAAGATTGCTAAGCGGGTGGTGTTTCAGGCTATCGAGGACGCCACTGACCTAGACCCTGACATCAGGCAGGATGCCCTGCGATGGATAGGCAGTCAGGACTTCATCGAAGCCTGCTCCGAGGCAGGCATGGACTCTGTGCAACTGAAGAAGTTTGTTGCCCAGATCATGAAACTGCCTACAGGGATAAGACGAAAACAAGTTCAGTCCCTGCTAGATAGATATATATAAATATATAACTAGTTATATATATAACTAGATATATATAACAGTAAGTACATAGGAGTTATATATATACAAATACAGTTAAGAAACTAACTAAGAAATAATACATAGTAAGAATTTATATCTAGCATCGGAGGAAGACGCATGCTAAGTATGACGAACGATGACGATATGATTGGACGGGCAGTCCAACATCTCGATGACGGGCAGCACAAGGTCGAATGTCCTAGCTGCCAACACACCAGAACTAAGCACCGCCACGACAGACCTTTGTCGGTCTACGTGGATGGCCAATCTATTCGATGGACTTGCTGGCATTGCGGGGTTGAAGGCGGCATGGACAGATTTCAAAGCAACGTGACACCGATCAGACAGGTACAGGCAGTCAAGGCTCCCAAGCCCGAGATCGTCCTGGCTGATCTCAACGAGACGGACAAAGAGCAGGGCGTTCGCTACCTGAAGGAGCGAGGCATTCCTGCTGCTATCTCCGAGGAGTACTGCGTGTTTGGCAGGTGGGGCTTTGCTTCTGTAGGCAGTCTCCCTGCTATTGGTTTCCCCTACCGCGAGAACAACAAGATCTTCGCAGTCAAGTGGCGCAGTGCTGACACTGACAAGCACTTCAGTCAGCAAGCGGTATGCACTAGCTTCTGGAACATTGATCGGGCAGTGGCGGGTAAGCCGCTGCTGATCTGTGAGGGCGAGATCGATGCCCTGTCATGGCTTGCTGCTGGCGTGGATGCCAACGTGGTGAGCGTCCCGAACGGTGCGCCGCAGCGCGTCAAGGATGGCGCCATCGATCCGCAGGATGATCGTCGCTTTGCCTATGTCTGGGAAGCGCAGGAGCTTCTCGCCAACACAGACCGCGTCTACTTCTCGCCTGACCTAGACCCTGCCGGTGAAGCCCTCATCGAGGAACTCTCTCGCAGGATTGGCAAGGCCAAGTGTTGGAAGATCAATCTGCCATGCAAGGATGCCAATGAAACCCTCGCTCAGGCTGGCACAGACGGCCTATTGGCGGCTTTCAACTCTGCCCGACCCATCCCCATGGCTGGCCTTTACGGAGCCGACCATTACGCGCAGCGGTTCGACAATCTCTACAACGAGGGTCACACCAAAGGTGTCAGCACCGGCATCCCCGCCTTGGATCAGATCATGAACATCTCGGAGGGGATGATGACCGTGGTCACAGGGTTCCCGGGCAGTGGCAAGTCGGATCTCATCGATCAGGTCTGCCTCAACGCCGCGCAGCAGCATGGCTGGAAGACCGCCTTCTGTAGTTTCGAGAAGCCACCGCATCTGCACATGGCGCAGTTGGCTTCAAAGATCGTCGGCAAACCGTTCTTCGATGGCATGACAAAGCCCCGTATGTCTATCGAAGAGCGGGATGCCGCGCTTGGTTGGATGCTCGATCACTTCGTGTGGCTTGACTACATGGCCGGTGCGCCAGCCCACATCGAGGGCATCCTCGACTTCGCTCGTGCGGCAGTGATGCGTATGGGTGTGCGGATCTTGGTGATCGACCCATACAACTTCATCGAGGTGGACACTAAGGATCGTCTGGAGACAGACGCCATCAACGGCATGCTTACCAAGGTGCAGCAGTTTGCCAAGCAATCCGGTGTGCATGTGTTCTTTGTGGCGCATCCGGCAAAGCCGATGGATCGTACACAGAAGGTGGTTACAGGATTGGATGTTGCCAAGTCGATGTCATGGTTTGCCAAGGCCGATCTTGGTCTGACTGTGACACGCACTGAGGATGGGCCAGAGGCGCATGTGTGGAAAGCGCGATGGCAGTGGCTTGGCAGAATGGGAATGGCGTATTTACAATTTGATCCTGCTAGCACAAGATGGTCGGATCGGCAATACGCTGCAGCGAAACCGGATAACTTTGACTGGAACATTGACAACTAGGGATCTAGTCGCCAACGAACTCGGCTCCAACGAACTACACCGTCGCCACACGGTGAGGTTGGAGTCCGAGGACGGCGTCTTCCTCAGGGCAAAGGTGGTCGACCAACTGCTGGTCGATCGCCTCTACCTGCAGAAGGCCATCGATGTCGATCAGTACGACGCTGCGATAGCGTTCTATTCACTGGCTCATAGGTCTGGGGTGTTTCCATCTTCGATACAGATGGAGCGGGTGCAGATGTCGGTGGGGAACCGCGCACCCAGAGCGTTGGCCATCCTGTCGGCTGACCGTTACTTGCAAGACCACTGTCCGCCTAGTGGATACCGGGCGGTGTGGAATTCAGTCATCCGAGAACTGCCTTCCCCGATCAGGGAATTGAGAACTGGACTCAATACACTCAAGGTCTACTTCAACCCGACGCTGGCTCCTGGCTCTCGTCGGTCTGTGCGTTCCACCACTGAGTTGGCGGAGACGGCTTTACAGGCGGCGTGTCTGGGGTCGCTACCTCGGTAGGGTACTTGGCTGCCAGAGCCTCCTCGATGATCTCCTGCGGCCTAGCATCGGGCTTCTTCTTCAGGGTGTTCTTAGCAGCCTTGATGAAGCGGGGCTTGAGGGGGTAGTCCTCGATCATGTGACGGATCTGGGCAGATACCGTCCGCCCCTCAGCTGCTGCGATGGCCTTGACCTTCAAGATTGTTGCGGCATGGCAACGGAAGATCAGCATCTTGTCTTCGTTCTTCTTCTTTGGCATGGGATTAGTCTCGGTACTTCTTAACCTTCTTGGCGATCGCTTTGGGCTGCTTCACGAACTGCTTGCCCTGCGCTTTGCCCTTGCGCTTGGCGGCTGTCGTCTTGGCGTACTCCTCCGAGGACAGGGCTTTCACTGCCTTCTTCGGTAAATATCTTTCGCCAGTCTTGCTCGAAGGCTTGCCAGATTTGGTCGTCCATTCTTGCTTTGTCCATTTGCTTAAGCTCTTCTGTGCTTTGGTTTTGCTGCCGGAGTAACCGCCACCAGCCTCCTTGTAACGCTTGCCAAGGAGCTGTGCTTTGCGAGCTGACCACTGGCCTGCCTTCGTGCCGGCCACGTTCTCGCCCATGATCTGATTCTTGAGCCGCTCACGCAGGCTCGCTTTGGTGTAAGCCATGTCGACCTCCTATATGTCAATACAGATTATGCCACCTTTTGGTTGGGCAGAGGGGGGTCTGCCCACTTCGGTCGCTTGCCAACCTCGCCTGCATTGTCTTGGTAATGCACTAGCTTTGCGCCAAAGTGTTGCTGAAATGTCTTTAATAATTGATAGTCAGTTCCGCCTATCTGTTCAAGCATCCTTTTGGCTAGGGGGTTATCTGCCGCAGCTGGCGCTAGGGCAATCCCCTTAGTCTTTCCTGCTTTGTACTTCATCATGCCTCCATTCGGGCGACATCGAACCCGCTAAAGTCCACAGGGTCAACGAGTTCTATCTGGTGTCCGCCCATGATCTCTTCGTAGGCAGTCGACAGGGCGATCATTGTCATGCGGAAATGATCCACATCATGCGGGGTATGGGTCGCCAAGGCTACCCGCAATGTCCCGTTGATTTCGTAGACATGGTTGACCATGCCCATGCAGATCGAGGCATCTCTGTTGGCCGAGATGATAGCGGCGCAGCATTGCGCCAGCACTTCCACCAACCTCTCTGCTGAACGCAGACAGGCTTCATCGTTCTTCATGATCAAGATCCTTGGCATTACGACATTGATGTCGATCTCTTCAGGGATCTCGGGTTTCTTCTTTCTAGCCATTTCTTACTCCAAAAAAAAGCCCGTTGGGTTTGACGCCAACGGGCAAAAGTTCACCACAACCACGGAGTGAAGACGCATGAGATGGGGTGGTGAGGCGTGAAATTTAACATAACATTGTTATGCAGAGGGGGCATTGCCCCTGCTTTTTTCCACAGCCTCGGCTGCCAACCCCATGTAGGCAGCCCCATCTATCCAGTTATCGATGTCAGATCCGGTGCGTTCTCGGCAGAGCTTGAGAACCACCATGAATAACCAGCCCTCGACCTCGGTCATCTTGTGATCGGTGAGGGCTTCGAAGGTCTTGACAATCCTTTGCATCGAGCGTTCCTGCCCGTTGTCCCTGCGCTTGCCACGCTCGGCAATCATGTCCTTGGCTTCCTGCAATACAGCCTCGGGTGTCAATCCCTTGACAGGCCGTGCGTTGAGTACCTTCATCATGTCGGACAGCAGATAGGCCGCCTCGGACATGCAGTCGGAGTAGGCAGTGGCGGGGTGTGCTGAAGACCAGCCATGCAACTCATAGATCAGTTGCTCTGCACGTAGTCTCATCTCAATGGGTATAGGGGACATCTTTCTTTCTCAAGAAGGGTGGTATGTAGTCATCATCGAAATGGAACGGCTCGGGTGAGTCAATCTCAAGTCGAGTCAGCTTGGCATTGAGGGCTTGAATCCTGCCGTGAAGGGCTTTGATTTCCTGATAGATCTGCTTTTTGAGTTCGTTCTTGTTCGACATATCTTGCTAACCTCTCTCTTGCTAAGAACAAATCGGATTGAAGTCTTCGGATCTCGTCGCTCAGTGCCGTGTACTCAACGTACAGATTCCTTGCTTGCAGTCTGGCTAGTGCTTCATTCGGTGGGATAGAGGGGTGCTGCCCCCATTTCCACGGCATCCGGTTCATCTCCTCCTGCCAGCTACCTGGAGGTGACTCATCATCGATCATGTCAATCTCCTATGTTCAGTATGGATAGATCATGTAACTCGTTTTGGGTAGCGGCATAGCCCTCTCCATGCCCGAGGTTAGTCAACCTTTTGGCATCGAGCAACTCGGTCGATGTCAAGAAGCCGGCACACCGGTACTTGGGGAACTTGCCCACCATCAGGACAAACAGATCCACCTGTGTGGCATCTTTCCATTTGACTGCCAATAGCCTGCCGCTCTCATAGGTGGTGGACTTGACATCCACTGACCTGCCGTCTCGAAGGTAGCAGTCCTCTGCCTTGGTGTGATCAAGGTCTAGGTCGGGGTAGACATTGGCGAGTTTGCAGAAGGCGATCTCGGCAGCGATACCCTCCAGATCGGTGAGTTCGTTGGACTGATCCCCTATCTTCCGATTAGGCAGACCTTTCTCTCTGGCGCTGTCATACCGCTGCTTAGCTAAGTACTTAGCTAACCTCTGCTCTGCTTCGCTCAATGTTATATGCATGATCTACTTTCCACCCCTCGCCCGAATTTGTTTAGCCGCTGCTTTGGCTTGATTGATGGCTAGCGCAGGGATTTTGTCGCAGATTTTCGCACACGCCTCCCGCTCGGCGGCGGCAACGAGGGCGGCAAATTTCCATTGATATTCCATCAAATCCCATGGCGTTTTTAATCCGACTTCGTGAGCCATTCTAAAAATGTCATCGCGGGTCATCGCGGTTGCTCCTGTTTAACTAATTCAATCTCAGTCCATGCTGCCAGATGCATTACATTCCCATCATCATCTGTGCAATAGGAATACATGCCATCGATGTGGTGGAAATTTAATTCCATGTCACTCGATAGCGTGTCGCCTAGCAATCTGATGCGACTGTTTCTTGGAACGTCATAGAGTTTCATAACTGCCCCTTCACGATCGGCTCGTAGTCCTTACGCACCACGATGTAGGCCAGCGGCGTACCATCGAATGTGCCTTCGGTCACTACCGAAATCATGTAGTCCTTAGTCAACTGATACAAACATTGCTGTGCTTCCGGTAGTGTTTTGAAACCGACCAGAGTGGCTCTTGGTTTGCCATTCATCTTTGCGTCTCCTTCCATATCTTGTAGTCGTATTGCTTGATACCGCGCTTGAGGGCAGTCCCCAATACAGACTGCCCTATGCCCCACGCCTTCACCAGATCACGATACTTAGTCCTATTGTTGACGGCATTGGCTTTGCGCTGCAGTAGGGTTGCGTACTGATCAAACGATATGCGCGGGTTGTACCTGGATATCTTGGTGTACTTGCGTTCCATATCTCATTCCTTGACACCGAAGTAGGCGGTGACCAACTTCATCGCGTCGATGTGCTGCTGGATTATCTTGATGTCCTCCCGCTTGTCAGACGAGAAGACACCGTACTCATATCCACCAGCCTTGCGCTTCTTCAGGTCATGCTCAAGGCAGTCCAGAGTGGACATGAGTTCAGCCACAATCAGAGACTGGATCATCTCGTAGGTGTGGCTATTCAGTACCACGATCAGATCGTCCAGCGCCTTGTTCTTCTTTACTGCTTTTCCTGCCACGCTCTGTCCTCCTCAGAGATGATCGTCATGTTGGTGGGATCGCATGGAATCCACTGGAATTTAGCGGTTTTCGGGTGATACATCGCACCGCAACTTTGCACTGCCTGAATCTCATTGATGGTCTGTGTCACGTAGTAGCCACCGATGAATCCGCCAGTGATGCACATAATTCCAAGCGCCAAACCCACTGCTGCTTTCTGTCTATCTGAAAATGACATGTCACACTCCTGCTAACCAGTAACCCAACACAACACCAGCGCCAAACAACATGGCGCATAGCATCACCTCTGCAACTAAACGCTCACCGCGTTCTTTGTTGATCGCGATCTCCATCTCCGCTATCTGGTTGCGAAGACTGGCGATCTCGTTGATCTTCCTGTCTATGGTTTGATCTTTCTTTCTCACACTAACTTACCTTTGATTGCTTTAGCCCTAGGCATAAACTGCCTACGCATCCGGCGATACTGCGACAGCAGATCACCATAGATGGAGTCGACATTCATGCCATCATAGGCTGCGTTGTCCGCCGTACCCTGCGGGACTCGCATCTGCACACTACGCACAATGTAGTTGCTGCGTAGATCACAGGCGGAGTTCCACAGGGTCAGGTTCTTGTCTGTTGCTCGCTCGGCATGCATATCGATCACATGAATGATCTCGTGCATGACAAGCCCATCGAGTTGATCGTCATCGAGCATATCCACGTGGTCGAAGTTGAACATCAGGCGGCTGCCGTCAGTGCCAGCCACGGCCAGGTGTGGAGCATGCTCGATAGGCAGTCCCTCGATGAAGTCAGACAAGCCAAGAAACTTGCGAGACAACTTAGAAAGGGATGTCTGTATTCGGTTTGCTGCGGATAGCATCAGAGAACTTCCTCTTACCAAAGCCTAACTCCATCACCTTGAGTTCCGTCTCTAAGCAATCCACTAGGGTTTTGTGATATCGAATCAGTGTCTGTATCTCCAGCACTCGCTGTTGATGCTGACTCTGCTCATGATATGCACGATGCATATCGTAATCGTCGTTGTAGTAATAATCGTCACTGTACTGGCTCATGCTTATCTCCTATTACATAACAATGTTATGCAGCCGATGGCTGCATACAGCCGCAACGCGGCTACCAACTGGCCTGATAGATCACCATCCGGTATTCCCCTGGCATTCTGCTTTCCATGTTAGTCATCCAGAGCAAAGCGGATTGAAAGATAGCCACATCCTCGGCAATCCTTTCATCGGTTGTTTGAGAGACGCCGAAGAAGAAGCCTTCAGTGAATGGCAGTTTCCTAGTCTTGATAGCCGATATGATTTCCCTGATGTCAGGTTCAGCAAGGTATATCTCTCGGCAATCATCCACACCACTGGCGAAACTCTGCACGATGTAGCCATGCAGATTCGGGTGCTTGCGCCAGTAGCCCAGTTCATATCGCTTTGACTTCAGTCGGAAGCCATCTTCCATAACATTGTTTGCTGGCTCATTGAAATCATTGGTGAAAGACTTCTCACCAGTTAGATACATATCTAGTCCCATGTCATCACTCCCTTGTTATGCCGCATCCCAGTTGATTTGCATGTTGAACGGTGTCAGACCGTGTTCGGTGAACAACTCCTCGATCCACTGCGCTGCCATAACCGGATCATCTGCCACGATGTCCTCGCATTCGGCACTCTCGTAGGCGAACTCCAACAAGGCGCTAGCTTTCCACGGCGCATCGTTGACCCACTGCTGTAGGTTGTTGTTGAGCCATGAGTTGTAGGCAGCCTTGACCACCGTCTTCATTTCGGTCGGTGAGTTGCGCGATACCTCCTTGCTTTTCTTGTTGTAGGAATAGCCCTCCTCCCAGTCGTAGTAGGAATACTCACCGGCATAGCGACTGCCATAGGATGAATATACGGACAGACCTGAAGTCTTACCGCCCAGTCCGTACTTACCGGCAGACCATGCGTAGGTGTTGGAGAGCCACGCACCTTGGAAGGTCACGCCTGCACTGCGATTGATGATGACGGACTCACCGGTGTGTGTCATGAATCCGAACTTGTTAGTGCCGCCGATTAGATCGCCAAGGAACGCCTGATACTGCGGATCGAGCAGTAGCGCAGGGTTGTACGACACAGCAGGCTCGATGACATTGCGGATGAAGTGCCAGGTATCGGACTTCTTCTTGTCGTTGTCATTGCCTGATGTGAGGATGCCGTTGTGTGCCATCCAGATGTTCTTGGTCACCATGTAGGGATGGCAGTTGTCGAGGTCGATGTCGCCGTGAGTCTGCATACGGGCATGCCAGATGCAGTCGCGGCCATCGGCGTACTGCCGATAGAACTCGACAAAGTCCTGCGCTGTCTTGGGCAGCAACTTCTTGACTACAACATGACCAGCCTCGGCGTACATGATGCCGATGCCGTCACGGTTCTTGCTGTACACGTCACGCAGGAAGGCGTCGTCGAATTGGGTATCTTGCTTTTGTTCTACTAACAAACACATTGTCATTACTCCTTGGTTGATTTGATTGTCGAGCCTTACATAACAATGTTATGCGGCTTCTTCTTCTGTTACTTCTGCTCGTCCGCTGATGCGCTGCGATACATACGCTCGCAGGGTTTTGGTGTCTGCTGCCAACTGCTTTGAGCAGAAGGTCAGGAACGCACCGGCTGACAGTTGGTTGATGCCAGTGTTGGCTGGCTTGCAGAACTCGAGTATGGCGTGGCAGAACTCGATTGCTGCAATCACGGCCTCGTACTTGAGACTGCCTCGGAAGATGCGGAACTCGATAGTGCGGCGGTTAGTGAGATTGACTGCCTCGTATCTGTCGAGTCCGATATGAATGGACTTGCCGATCTTCTTGTCGGACTTGACCACACAGAAACCTGATGAGTAGCGGCGAGCCAATGCGCGGATGAACCATTCGTTGTCTGGCGAATTCACGAACGCCACGACCTTCTGGATTTGAAGGTCAGTCAGACCGGAGCGGCTGACATGGACATGGAGACCACAAGTGGTGGTGTTGTGGCTACGCATACCGCGAGTGATCGGTCGCTCCTTGAGGAAAGAGAACAGGTCACGGTGCGCGGGTAGCGACATGGGATCAGTGATCATCTCAAAGCCGCTCTGTAGCGAACCATCACGCTCGAAGAACAGACGATGACCGCTGTTCTCGACGTAATCCTTGATCATCTGCGCCTGTGAAGTGCGACTGGTCTCGACGCACTCGACTTCCAACTCGACGCCCAGGTATCGGTCATACCTAGCAGTCCACTCGTCTGGCTTGTACGAGATGCTGCTCTTGGATGAGTGGTAATCGCGGATGAGCGGCGGCTCGTACTCGTCGTGGACGTACATCTCGCGATCTTCATCATAGGTGAAATCACCAGTGTTGCTAGAACTGATGGACACCCCATTGCCATACTGATCGAGGGCAGTGCATACATCGTCGTTGTGGATGTAGCGATCCTCGTAGTCTGACCATGTATAACTAATGTCGCAGCAGCTCGTGCAGATGCTGGTGTAGTCGCCCACGCTGGGACAGTCATCTTCTGCGGTGGGGTGACCGCAGTCCTCGCAGGTGAACATGCCGATTGCGTTCTGCATGTATTCAACAGCATCGTCGCCATCGCATACATTGGGTTCGTTGCAGAACCCATGCCACAGGCGTAGTCGATCTGTCGAGATGGACTCATCCCGATAACTGACTTCGTTTTGGTACATCACCCATGGCAGCATGAAGCCCTCGTCCTTGCAGGCGTCGGTCAACGGTCGCAGGATGAAAGTCACGCAGTGATGGCGTGTGATGTTGTGCCGCCCGTCAGTACCTTGGTACTCGTTGGTACGATAGGATGGCGTGGAGTTGACGAACTTCTCCATGAGACTGACAGCAGTCTCACGATTCTCGCTGTACAGTTTTAGGTAGGCATTGATAAACGATCGCTGCCTGAAACGCGATAGGTCATGCGGATCGTCAAAAGCCCAAGCGAAATACTTAGAACCGAAAATATGCATGGTCTTCACTCCTTTGCATAACATTGTTATGTGGGGACAAGCCCCGCGTTCACCCGCTTTGCGGGTTTCCGTTTAATAATTATTCAACACGCAAATTATACTCTCTTTTGTATATACGTCAAGACAAGGTAGTAGACCGATCCACCTCCACGACCTTGGCGTCGTCTACCCATACATGGTTTGCGCCACAGGCTATGCCGAATGCCATCAAATCCTCGTTGATGCCTTCGATCCACCCGTCTGCCTCGACACTATCCGCGTTGTCGATGCCGTCATACTCAAATACGATAGTCACCTGTAACTTTTTAGCCTTCATCATCTGGTTCCTCCTCGCACAGAAACTCATTCATACGAGCCATGTCTGCCACCTCGTCCTCACTCATGTATTGGAGACAGGCAAGGATCACGATGTCTTTTTTCAAGGTGCCGTCCTCGATCATTTCGAGAATCTGATTACTTACTTTGCGCGTCATACGTCACCTCAATCCAGTCTGGAATTGGGACGGGCTGAAATACCCGCCTCGTTAAGCACCTTGGCGAAGGCGATGGCATAGGCTTCCTTGCGAGCAATCGACTGCCCACCCTCGCTCACCCATACACACAGCCCTTTCGGGTAATGCGGGTGAGCCACGCCTGCCTTCTTCGCCCATCGACCGAAGGCAGTGTTACCTGCGAACTCGATCCATGCGAATCCACACGCACCTTCATCGACGTACCATGTCCGCTGTTCACCTCCAGGTACGCCACCTCGTACCACCATGGGGGTGGGAACAATGGCATTGAGTGCCGACATTCCCGCGTCATGTGCCTTGTTCACTAAACCCTGATAATCAATACCCATTTCCTTCACTCCTTTCACATAACAAAGTTATGCAACGGTTTTGCCGCTGCGAACTAGGGCAGGCTCTGCACCCAGAGCCACTGCCTTCTCATACAGGGCGACGGCGTGGAGTTTGTCCCCCACCACAATCACCTGACCCTTGATCTTGATTGCCCAACGGGATGCACCCTTGTTGCGGAGGTTGTCCATCACGCGGGCAGTAGTGCCGCCTGTCTGGAGGCGACCGTAAGTACCTTTATCCAGTTGCATTGCGTCTCTCCGGTTTGTTGAACACCCACGGCTGCCCTATCTCCCAACAAGGCAGCCTAGGCTGTCCAATAATGCGGTACAGCGATATATGCGGATACTGGTGGCAGCGACATAACATTGTTATGCGCTTCAGCCATTAACGCCGCAGGACATACATTGCCTGTCCGTATCGGCTACGGAGTGAGTCATCTAGGCGTCTATGTACACAGGCTTAACACGATCGAACCGGCTATCCGGTGGTGTGACCTGACAGACCTCAGTCCATCTATCGTCAATCGTCTACCCTTAAAGGGCTGTCTAATACCTTTTTGTGTGTGTACACAGAAACCGACTTGTCACGACTTCACTCCTTGCGTGTGCAGCCCACACGCCAGCGCGCTACGCTTCGCTACGCATACAGACGCTATCGCGTCTTTCTACCTAGCAGCCTTCACGCCCGAACAGATTGTCAGTCTGTCCCGATCCTCTTCCAGATCGTTTCAGGGGTCACCGCCCATAACTAGGCTCGCCCATCCCGCCTACCGGTAGAAGTTCACATAACAATGTTATGTAGAGTTAAGTGATTTCCTACTTTGGCTCCGCCATTATAGCAAATGTATATACATATGTCAATACCCACTGACACTTATCCACCCGTCTGCCTATTGCCTGCCGCCTATCACACCCTGTACATTCCGACCATCCGAAATTCGTTATAAGGTCATAACGTCATGCCGAGCAATGAACCGACTATGCAAGGGCTGAAGCCTCTTACTAAAAATGCCATCAAGTTCTGCGAGTTAGTGGTGAAGGGCGACCGTCCGGTGCAGGCGTATGCCACAGCGTATCGCCCTGGAGACAATGCGAAGAAAGCGTCTATACATTCTGCTGCCGCCCGTCTGATGGGCGATCCGAGGGTGCAGCGACACATCGAGGGGCTGAAGCGAAAGAGCGAGAAGACGTTGCTGGAGCAGAGCATCGGGCTGCGGGAGTGGACGCTCACCCGTCTGAAGGAGGAGGCAAGTGATGGCAACAGCCCGCCTGCCTCTCGTGTGTCTGCCCTATCGATTCTGGCGAGGGCATCGAAACTGATCGAGACTGGCAGTCAGCAGGTGAACGTGAACGTGGCGAACGTCATGCGTCCGTCTGCCGAGGTGGAGAGCGAACTGATCGCCCGTCTGTCTGCGTTAGTGCAAGCGCCTGTCAGCCCTGACGAAACGGATGATGAGGATGACGTCATCGAGTGCGATGACAGCGAGGATGGCGAGGAATCGGAGAGCGATTCCGCATAACAATGTTATGCAAAAAGCAAAAAGCCCCTAGGACGTGAATCCTAGGGGCTTGGTGATGGAATCGGCGCGGACGTTTTAGTTTTTACTTGCTATTGACGATTGCAGAAGCGAACAGGCCATCGATACGCGAACGCATCGAGGTCAATTCGGCCTTACTCTTTCCCGCTACCCATGCCGACACCACCGAGAGAAAATCGGTAGGCGTTGCGGCCTGAATCGTTGCGGTACTGGTCGCGGCCTTACCGCCTTTCGCGGTACTGGTCGCGGCCTTTGGTGTCGCCTTTGGTGCGGCCTTGCGGCCGCCTTTGCGGGCTACCAGTTTGATGTTAGCGGCCGCGAGAACGTCACGGTTTAATACCGTGTTAATCGCGGCCTTTACCTTTGAGGCCTTGCCCTTATCGGACACGGCCTTATCAATCGCCTCATTCACGGCCTTGCGTCGCGCAAGGTAGTCAGAGGCGGCCTTGCATCCCGAATACAATTCGAGGACTTTCGCCTTGAAAGAGCCGTGTGCTTTCACGGTCGCGTCAAAGGCGGTAATTACGGGCTTTATGTTGATAGTCATTTTCGGATTCCCCATGGTTGTGTGGTGAATCCGCGCCAATTCCAGATTTTTACAGAGCAAGCGACAGGGTGAACCTACCGCTTCGCTATTCTCTCATATGTATATACATATGCAAGCACTTTTTTGCATAACAATGTTATGACCACTCTGCGGACAGTTGTGAAATTTCACAGCAACTGCCAGTCTCGCCCTGGAGACGTCAAAGAATTCTCAAAGAAATCACCCCTACCCGCTTCGCGTGACGCTGGCGCGCGTCTGGACATACCCCCGACCCCCCGCTGCGCGTGACGGTACCCGCGCGCGACCCGTACACTATTCCCCTCACTACAGCTTGTAACTCCAACCCCCACCCCGTTGTTTAAAAACCACACCCTATTCCTACAGGCAGTTCCCCTTTTTTATTTGCAATAAAGTCATAGGAACCCCTACCCCACGGGGGGTATTTGTGCAGAAAGACGCGTAGCGTCTGTATGTGATGTACGTACAACGTACACACATCGTTCATACCTATATCCACTAGGTGAACGCAAAGTGAAATCGTATAAAACTGCCTACTGAATCTCCTAACTACATGAATCTAATTAGGATTACTTGTGAAAAAACTCTTGTTGAATTTCTTGTCAAGGGGGGGTAGCATGCTAAAATCGAGGGAAATCCCCCCTAAGAACCCCCGGGTATTCCAACGTAAAGTCTGTATTAAGTCAGTACTGTTTGCAGGGGGTTATGCCTCGGGGCTATTGAAGCCCCTCGGCATGGTGTATATATATACGCTGTACCGCGCGGCTTACTAGGCAGTTCTTATTCTCAACCTCGACCCTAATTTGCTTGGCAAGATTTCGTTGCTGCCTGATACTCAGAAGGCAGAGATCTTGCATCTAGTCGAAGAGCTAGAGAAAGCCCGCGAGATCGAGAAAGCTCAGCGGGGCTTCCTCCAGTTTGTGAAAAGCCAGTGGCCAGCCTTCATCGAGGGCAGTCATCACAAGGTGATGTCCAAGGCTTTTGAGCGAGTGGCTAATGGTGAGTGCAAACGCATGATCATCAACATGGCTCCTCGTCACACCAAGTCTGAGTTTGCTTCTTACATGCTGCCGGCTTGGTTCTTGGGTAACTACCCGAACAAGAAGATCATTCAGTGTTCGCACACAGCGGAACTGGCAGTGGGATTCGGTAGAAAGGTTCGTAACCTTGTTGCATCTGATGACTACCACAAGATCTTTCCCGATGTGGATTTGCAGGCAGACTCCAAGGCCGCAGGCCGATGGAGTACCAACAAAGGTGGTGAGTATTTCGCCATCGGTATTGGGGGTGCTGTCACCGGTAAGGGTGCAGATCTTCTCATCATCGATGACCCTCATAGTGAGCAGGAGGCTGCCTTAGGCGATCCTGCGGTCTACAACAAGACCTATGAGTGGTACACCTCCGGCCCTCGGCAGCGTTTGCAGCCAGGTGGTGCCATCATTATCGTGATGACCCGCTGGCATCAGCGGGATCTGACAGGTAGGGTGCTAAAAGCCTCCATTGAGCGAGGCGGCACCGATGAATGGGAAGTGATTGAGCTTCCCGCGATCTTGCCCTCGGGCAATGCGTTGTGGCCAGAGTTCTGGTCGCTAGGTGAGTTAGAGGCCATTCGATCGGAACTGCCGACAGGTAAGTGGTCGGCTCAGTACCAGCAGAATCCGACCTCTGAAGAAGGGGCGATTGTTAAGCGAGAATGGTGGCGGGTATGGGAGCGAGAAGACCCACCGCCTTGTGAGTTTTTGATTCAGTCCTGGGACACCGCTTTCACCAAGAAGCAAACCTCGGACTTCTCCGCCTGCACTACGTGGGGCGTGTTTAAGTATCCAAATCCGGAAACCGGCGTAACACAGAACAACATCATCCTTCTGGACGCTGTGAAAGAACGCATGGAATTTCCGGAACTAAAGAAGAAGGCATATGAGATGTACATGCAGTACAACCCAGATGCCTTCATTGTCGAAGCCAAGGCCGCTGGCGCACCGCTGATCTACGAGCTAAGAGCCATGGGTATTCCGGTATCGGAGTTCACCCCAAGTCGCGGTAATGACAAGGTGGCCAGAGTCAACGCGGTCAGCGATTTGTTCTCTAGCGGGGTCGTGTGGACACCAGAGACTCGCTGGGCAGAGGAAGTCGTGGAGGAATTCGCGTCTTTCCCCAATGCCGAGCATGATGACTTGGTGGACTCCAGCACCCAAGCCTTGCTGAGATTTAGGCAGGGCGGGTTCATATCCATTGATAGCGATGAGCCGATGGAAAAGATTCGCCGCCGTCGCATCAACTACTACTGAAGGGTTGCAACAATGCCAGTAAAAAACCCTCCAAAGAGCCGCGAAACCATTAGAAAAGAGATTGCTGAAAAGAATCGTCTTAAAGAATGGGAGAGGCAGACTAATCTGGGTCACTGGCTAAAAGGGTTAGATGTAAATCTAGACGCCTTCCCTGACAATGTTAGTGGCTATAGGGCAGATCCCACGGGAAAATATGGTGGGAAAAGTGGAATAGAAACTCTGCCAACAAAGCTAAATGCCCCGGAACTTTACGCAAAAGTAAGAGCGATGAAACTGGGGGAGCCGTATGGAGTTCCACAGTTATCTCCTGAGCAGCTTGCTGCTTTAGCCTTGAAGGAAGGCCAGGGAATGTCTGGTGTTTTTGGCGTAGATCCTGTTGTGCCAAAGTCTGCCCTTGAGGGTGATCCACAGGGTGTCAAGTACGCACTTCAGAACGATGTAAACTATGATCCTGCCATGAAAGGTGACAGGGAGCTTTACGAAAAGCTTCTGAAGCAAGGGATTACCGGACAAGCAGCTGCATTTGCAGTAAGGCTGGCGAATAAAGACAAGGTGGCCAAGAGACTTGGCATACCCCTCGGATCTGCTTGGGTTGGAACTGGAAACAGCGGTTACGAAAGCAGCCAACAGTATGTTGACTCTTTGAGCGAATTTGAAAAGGCAGTGAGCCACCCAAGAAATAGAGCGTTAGTAGATTTCATAAGCACTGCTATGGCCCCTAAAAGAAAGGCTATTGGCGGCAATGTAGAGAAGGTTTACATAGACAGGAAGATGATCTAATGGCATCGGCTAAACGCGAGGCAGTGGCCAGCGAAATTCGCAAGTCCTACAAGAAAGGACTCAAGGCTTGCCCGGTTGCCACGCAAGATGTCCATGTAAATCTGAAAAACCGTAACCATGCGATCAAGGAATATGGTTATGGCCCACTAAATCCTAACGAACCAAGCCGCAAGTTCTGGCAAGCGAAGTCAGATATGTGGATGGTTCCCGCAGTAGAAGCCAAGAAGTCCCGATGCGGTAACTGTGCCGCCTTTATCCAGACTCCACAGATGATGGAGTGCATCACCAAGGGGATAGAGGGTGGTGATGAGCCGCATGAAAGCAATGCCAAAGATGTTATCGAAGCATCTAATTTAGGGTATTGTGAGTTCTTTCATTTTAAGTGTGCTGGTGACAGGACATGCGATGCATGGATTGTCGGCGGCCCCGTCAAATAGGTAATTCATGGCCATCGACAAGGCATTGGTTCCGCTAATTGCAGATGATCCTGATGCTCAAGTCGCAGAACTTGAGATCGATGTCATTGCGATGGGCGATGCTGCCCCGGCCATGACGATCAATGAAGATGGCAGCATTGAGATTGATCTCGATGGCGCTGAAGCCGCTATTGCCACCGATCATGATGCCAACATTGCCGACTTCATGAGTGATGGGGATCTCTCTTCGCTCTCTAACGAACTGGTTGGCTTGTTTGAATCCGATAAGGACTCCCGTTCAGACTGGGAAAAGACCTATGTTAATGGTCTAAACCTACTTGGCCTTAAGATCGAAGAACGCACTGAGCCATGGCCGGGTGCTTGCGGTGTGTTCCACCCGCTTCTTACCGAGGCAGTCGTAAGATTTCAAGCGCAGGCGATTACCGAAATCTTCCCGGCTCAAGGCCCTGTCCGCGGTGTGGTCATTGGTAAGCATACCGAAGAGAAAGACCGACAGGCGGTCAGAGTTCAGGATTACATGAACTATCTGCTCACCGAGCGGATGGTGGAATATCGCTCCGAGACGGAGAAAATGCTGTTCTCGCTGGCTTTGGCAGGCAGTGCTTTCCGCAAGGTCTACTTCGACCCGCATCTAAATCGTCCGGTGTCGATGTTTGTGCCGGCTGAAGACCTTGTGGTCTCTTACGGCGCTAGCGATTTAGAGACTGCCGAGCGTGTATCGCATGTCATGCGCAAGACGCGCAATGATGTTCGCAAGCTGCAAGTCGGCGGGTTCTACCGCGACATCGATTTAGCTGATCCGGTCAACATCTCCAGCGACATTCGCACCAAAGAGGACGAACTGTCCGGTGTGTCACCGGGTGGAGAGGGCGATAGCCGGTATCAGATTATTGAAATGCTGGTTGATCTTGATCTTGCAGGGTTTGAAGATCAAGGCGAGGATGGGTCACAGACGGGGATTGCACTGCCTTACGTCGTGACTATCGACAAGAGTTCCCGAAAGATCTTGGCGATTCGTCGCAACTGGGACGAGTCCGATCCACTAAAGAAGAAGCGCGATCATTTTGTGCATTACCGCTATCTGCCGGGGGTGGGCTTCTATGCCTTCGGCCTCATCCACCTGATTGGTGGGTTGGCAAAGAGTGCGACCAGCATCCTGCGGCAGTTGGTGGATGCAGGCACTTTGTCCAACCTTCCGGGCGGCCTAAAGGCGCGTGGTCTTCGCATCAAAGGCGATGACACGCCTATCGCACCGGGTGAGTTCCGTGATGTCGATGTCCCGGGTGGCAGTATCCGCGACAACATCACGTTCCTTCCGTACAAGGAACCATCGGCGGTTCTCTATAGCCTTCTGAATAACATTATCGATGAGGGTAGGCGCTTTGCTTCCCTTGCCGATATGAAGGTGGCGGACATGAATGCCGAGGCTCCGGTCGGCACCACGCTCGCCATCCTTGAACGCACCATGAAGGTCATGAGTGCAATTCAGGCGCGATTGCATGCTTCGTTCCGACAGGAGTTAAAGCTCCTCTCAGGAATCATCAAAGACTACGACGAACCCGAATATCCCTACGAAGTAGAGGGTGGCGTCGAAGTTAAGTCCGAAGATTTCGACGATCGTATTGATGTCATTCCGGTCAGTGACCCCAATGCCAACAGCATGGCTCAGCGGATTATGCAGAGTCAGGCAGCATTGCAGCTCTCCTCGACCGCGCCGCAGCTGTATGACATGAAGGTGCTGCACCGCCAGATGCTCGAAAGCATGGGCATCAAAAATGTCGATGAGATCATTAAGCCGGATGAGTCGGAAATTCCGGTAGACCCGGTGCAAGAGAACTCCAACGTGATCAATCAGAAGCCAATCAAGGCTTTTGCGTACCAAGATCACGCGGCTCACATTGCCGTTCACATGTCTCTCTCGCAAAGCCAAGCATTCCAGATGCTGCAGAACACACCGGCGTTCCCGGTCATGGCTGCCGCTCTCGATGCGCATGTGCGCGAACACTTGGCCTTCCAGTATCGCCAAGATGTCGAAAAGCAGATGGGTATCCCGCTGCCGACCGAAGGCGAAGTGCTGCCAGCCGATGTCGAGAAGCGACTCAGCCCGCTCATTGCAGCAGCTGCAAGCCAGATGTCGATTGCTCAGGCCAAAATTGCCGAGATGCAGAAAAACCAAGACCTACTGCAAGACCCGATTGTCATGCAGAAGGAAAAGGAACTGCAGATTCGGGCAGCGGATGTGCAAAGAAAAGCTCAGGAAGCTGCTGCCAAGCTCAACCAAGCCGCTCAAAACTCTGCTGCTCGCAACGCTATCGAAGTCGAACGCATCCGTTCACAAGAGAGAGTTGCACAAGCAGCAGTACAACAGCGTATGATCGACACCGTCATCAGCGCAGAAACCGATCGCAAGCAGATCGATTCCGACGAGATGCAAAAAGGTGTGGATGTGGGCCTAGAATTAGGCCGTCGCATAACTGGAGAGTAATTTCTCTTGCAAGCTGAACAAGTGTTGGAGTTTTTGAGATCAGAACTCCGGAAATACATGAACGAGTATGCAGACAATGTCGCTACGGGTTCATGCCAAGACTTCGCAGAGTACAAAAGACTGTGCGGAGTAATCGAGGGCTTAGCCCTTGCAGAACGAGAAATCCTAGACATTAAGGATCGTCTCGAAAATAGCTAATGATTTAGCGCAAACGTGGAATGTTCCACGCAAAGAGGTAGTAATGACAAGTATTGCTCTCGTTAATCCGCTTCCAAAAGAAGCGAAATCGCCCCCTGAGAAGAAGGCAACGCAATTGCCCGACCCGAAGGGATTTAAGCTCTTGATTGCTCTACCGGAAGTCGAAGAAAAGACGGAAGGTGGCATCCTCAAGGCGACTGAGACCGTTCGCAACGAAACAGTGGCCACCGTGGTGGGTTTTGTTTTGAAGCTCGGGCCGGATGCTTACAAGGATGAAAAGCGATTCCCCACTGGCGCCTACTGTAAAGAAGGTGACTGGGTGGTGTTTCGGGCATACAGCGGCACTCGCGTCAAAATTCATGGCAAAGAGTTCCGCATCATCAATGACGACTCGGTTGAGGCCGTGGTTGATGACCCGCGTGGAGTCGAGCGAGTATGAGTACCGAGAACAATGAAGTTGAATCAGTGGCAGAAGATTCTGCCCCTCAGTCCGAAGAAAGCAAATTCTTCGGAATCAAAACCCAAATCCTTCCCCGAGCAGGCGACTCCGATCAAGACGACGAAATCAAGGTCGAAGTCATTGATCCTCGCAAGCCAGAGGATCGCAAGCCGAAGAAGGCAGAGGCCGTAAAGGAAAGCGATGAGGGTAATGACGAAGTAGAGAGCTATAGTGCGCGAGTTAAGAAGCGCATCGATAAGCTCAAGTATGACTACCACGAGGAACGGCGGCAGCGAGAAGATGCTGCCAGATTGCGCGATGAAGCCATTACGTATGCCCAGCGAGTGCAGGAAGAGAACAAGCGTCTCTCTGCTCTTGTCACGGACAGCCAGAAGGCTATTCAGCAGCAGATTGTGGAGCGAGCTAAAGCTGCCGCTTCATTAGCTGAATCTGATCTGCGCCGCGCACATGAAGCCGGTGATGCTGATGCGATTGTCAAGGCTCAACAGAGTTTAACTCGCGCACAGCTGACTGAGGCAGCCGCTCCGACTTACGCTAGTCAAATTGCTGCAAAGCTGCGAGAGACCAAGGCAGAGCAAGCTCCGCCGAATGTCCTTCAGCAAGCAGCCCAATCAGTGCCAAGACCTGATCCGCGAGCTGCCCGTTGGCAGTCAGAGAATCAGTGGTTTGGCCAAGACCCTGAGATGACCAGTTTGGCTTATGGCGTACACAAGAAGCTCATCTCGGAGAATGGTGTCGACTTCGCATCTACGGATGAGTACTACAACGCCATCAATAAAAGAATGCGTCAGGTATTCCCTGACCGTTTTTCGGAGGATGATGAGTCAGACTTTGATGCTGATGAGGCAGAAGAAGTCGAAGCTCGCACTGCGACCCCGAAAAAAGCATCCAAACGGATGCCCGTTGTGGCCCCGGCTACTCGTAATACCGGATCAGCCCCACGCAAAGTGCAGTTGACGGCCACGCAAGTTGCCCTCGCCAAGCGACTTGGATTGACTCCTCAACAGTACGCCATGCAAGTTATGAAGGAGATGAAAAATGGCTAATGTGCGCAAACCTCGCGAAATTGAAACTCGTGCTAACGAAACTCGGCCTGAGAGTTGGAAACCCCCTTCGGTTCTGCCAGATCCCATCCCGCAAGACGGTTGGGTATTTCGGTGGGTACGTACTGCATCTCTAGGTAACCTAGATAACAAAAACACTTCCATGCGCCTTCGTGAGGGCTGGGAGCCTGTACGAGCTGAAGATCATCCCGAACTGCAGATCATGTCTGATCACAATTCGGAGTGGGCTAAGCGTGGAGCAATTGAAGTAGGTGGTCTCTTGCTATGCAAGATGCCGGTGGAAAAATCACAAGCTCGCCAGGACTTCTATGCACAGAAGGCCGAGCAGCAAGTGAACTCTATCGACAACAACTACCTGCGTGAAAACGACCCGCGCATGCCGATGCTCAAGCCGGAACGAAAGACGAGAGTCACGTTTGGTGGCGGCAACTAGGAATGGTTCCTGGCAGCCGTCTTTTTAATTAATAGGAGTATCAAGTATGTCTAGCACTGCTACCCCGTATGGGATGCGGCCCGTGGGCGTTCTTGGTGGTCGTCCGGACAACAATGCTTTCAACAGCTACAAGATTGCTAGCGGCTATGCTGCTAACATTTTCTACGGCGACGTTGTAAAGCTGGTGTCCACCGGTGTTGTTGAAAAAGATACCGGAACTTCCACTTTGACCCCGATCGGCGTTTTTGTCGGCTGCCGTTATACGAATCCGACGACGAAGGAACTCACGTTTGCTCAGTACTGGCCGACCGGCACTGTGGCTTCCGATGCGTTCGCCTACGTTGTTGATGATCCGTGGGCGGTCTTCCAGATTCAATCTGACGAGACTCTCGCTCAGACGGCTCTGGGTAACAATGCGGCTATCGTTCAGACGGCTGGCTCTACCGCTATCGGTAACAGCAAGAACGCTCTGGATGGTTCCACGATCAACACGACCGATACGCTCCCGTTGCGTATTGTCGCGTTTGTGGATGGCCCCAATAGCGCAGTAGGCGATGCGTACACTGATGTGATTGTTAAGTTCAACAATCACCAGTTGACCACGCTCACTGGCGTTTAATAGGAGTAACTAGCAATGGCAATTTCACGCGCACAGTTGCTCAAGGAACTCCTTCCGGGCCTTAACGCCCTGTTCGGCCTTGAGTACAAGAAGTACGAAGACGAGCATGCGGAGATCTATGAGACGGAAAACTCCGAGCGTTCGTTCGAAGAGGAAGTGAAGCTTTCGGGATTCGGCGCTGCGCCGGTTAAGAACGAAGGCTCTGCGATCTCCTACGACAACGCCCAAGAGTCGTTCACCGCTCGCTACAACCACGAAACGATTGCTATGGGTTTCGCGATCACGGAAGAAGCCATGGAGGACAACCTCTATGACTCGCTTTCGTCGCGTTACACCAAGGCTCTCGCTCGTGCGATGGCGTACACGAAGCAAGTCAAGGCGGCTTACCCGCTGAACGCTGGCTTCAACACGTACCAGTCGGGCGACGGTGTTACGTTGTTCAGCACCTCGCACCCCTTGGTGTCGGGTGGCGTCAACTCCAACCGTCCTGCGACGGGGACTGACCTGAACGAGACGTCGTTGGAAGCGGCAGTCATTCAGATCGCTGACTGGACGGACGAGCGTGGTCTTTTGATCGCTGCCCGCCCGCGCAAGCTCATCGTTCCGCCTGACCTGATGTTCGTAGCTCAGCGTATCCTCGCGACGGAACTCCGTCCGGCGACCGCTGACAACGACATCAACGCCCTGAAGTCGATGGGTGTCATTCCGGAAGGGTTCTCTGTGAACCACTACCTGACTGACACGAACGCTTGGTTCTTGATGACCGACGTTCCCAATGGCATGAAGCACTTTGTCCGCGCGCCTCTTGAGACGAGCATGGACGGAGACTTCGATACCGGGAATGTGCGGTACAAGGCCCGCGAGCGTTATTCGTTCGGCGTGTCTGATCCGCTTGGCATCTTCGGATCGCCCGGCGCTTCGTAAGAAGCAAATAGGAGGGGGTCGCAAGACCCCCTCTTTTTCTTTATCCTAGGTTTACCTCCCATATCAGACAGACTAGGCTGACGACATGCAGACGGATATGGGTATCTCGCATGTGAGGAAAGATTAAATGGCTAGCACAACTTTTAATGGCCCGGTTAGATCAGAAAATGGCTTTCAGAGCGTCACTGTTGATGGCAGCACTGGTGCCGTAACTGTTAATTCTTCTTTTGGCAAGGACGTTATTCTTGGCACCCAGTCGCTCTCTGGCGCTGGTGCGGTAGATATCGTCAATGCATTCACTTCTCTCACCACGACGGGTGCTGCGCAAGCCCTGACGTTGGCTAATGGTTCTGTGGGTGAAGTTAAGATTATTGTCCACACCGTTGATGGCGGTTCGGCGGTTCTTACGCCGACCACGAAGATTGGCTTCAGCACGATCACGTTCACGGGTGTGGGCGAAAGTGCGATGCTGATCTACACGTCAGTTGGTTGGAGCATTGTGGCTTTGAACGGCGCTGTTGCCGCCTAATAAAGTCACTAAATTAGCCTTTAGGTATGCGGGGAGAGTTCTCCCCGCTATCCTTCGGAGACATACATGGCAGATGCAGTAGCAAGTCAAACGCTGATCGATGGAGATCGCGTTGCTATTCTTAAATTCACGAACATTAGCGATGGCACCGGCGAGACCGGTGTTGTGAAGGTCGACGTATCGGCTCTTGCTGCGCCTGCCGGTAAGGTGTGCAGCACGGTGTCAATCGACCGTATCTACGCCTCCACGGTTGGCATGGGTGTGGACATCCTGTGGGATGCCACGACCGATGTGGTGGCAATGACGCTCGGCCCCGATCAGTTCTATGAGTATCAGTTCGATGATATCGGCGGTCTCTGGAATAACTCTGGTGCCGGCAAGACGGGAGACGTTTTGTTTAGCACCATTGGCGCGGCCTCTGGTGATCGATACACGATCATCCTGTACTTGAGCAAGAAGTACACCTAATGGTGAAGGGCGTAAAACGACTGCCGTCTGGCGGCGTCGAATATCGCGGTGAAAAGTTCTCGGGGTTTAATAAGCCCAAGAACGCCCCGGCTGGTGATACCCACAAGAAGGTGGTGTTAGCCAAGAAGGGCGACAAAGTTAAACTGGTTCGTTTTGGACGGAGAGGCTATGGCCACAACTACTCGCCGGAAGCGCGGAAAAATTATCTTGCGCGCAGCGCGGGGATCAAAGGCAAAGGTGGACGCAACACCGCCAGCGATCCCTTCTCAGCCAACTACTGGGCAAGAAAAGTTTTATGGGCGGGTTCTGGCGGCAGTAAAGCGTCGCCTCCGGGCGGCTCTCGATTTCGTAAGGGGTAAGCTCCCATGAACAGAGGGAATATGAAACAAGAGATTATGAAAGCCCCTGCTTCGCCCAAGGCGAAGAAGAAGGTTGAGAAAGTAATGGGTGAGTTTAAGCGTGGCAAGCTGAAGTCGGGTTCTGGCCAGAAGGTCAAGAGCCGTGATCAGGCTGTTGCCATTGCGTTGTCTGAAGCCCGTGGCGCCATGCAGCGTAAGTATGGCGGCAAGGGCATTACCATGTACAAGGACTCGGTAGATCGTCGATTTGGCGACATGATGGAAGACCCGCGCAAGCCGGGTGCCGGAATGCGCAATGCCGGTCGATTTATTATGGATGCTCCTAAGTACAGCGAGAAAGAGCGGCAGGCCATGCAAGAGGTCAAGGATGCCGAGATGACTCGCAAGATGCGGGAAGCCCGCCGTAAGTTCTACAATCAAGGTAAATAGGAGATTGAAATGATGAATTGTCGTGGTATGGGTGCGGTTACCAAGAAAGCCAAGGGGAAAAAGATTCCGGGTAAGCTCAAGGGCTATGCTCAAGGCACAGGAATTAGTGGGTATAAGCCAACTAATTCTTGGGCTAACGATAAGTTTAGAATGGTAACTCCGAACGTGAAAGATCAGCCTTTGAGCGATGCAGCCCGGGCTGCTATGCGAGAAAAAGCAAAGCAGTATGAAGCTGCTTCAGCTGCCAAGCAGCATCTTCGTTTTTATGAAAGTAAGACGAAAGGCCCTAATGTTAGAAACACCGGTAGTGGCGGTGGCATGGGCATCGGTTCTGGTGGCGCTATGGCTCGCGGTATGCCGACTAGCGGATTACCTGATAAGAAGGGCGTTATTACCGTTGAAGAAACTGGCATGAAACGCGGCGGTAAAGTTAAGTTTAAGAAAAAAGCCAAGGCCAAGATGGTCAAGCGCAAGATGAAAGGTAAGAGCTGCTAATGACCACTAGCGCAACATCGACGTTCAATCTCGACCTCAACGCTATTGTTGAAGAGGCGTTTGAGCGTTGTGGCGCTGAACTCAGATCGGGCTACGACCTGCGGACTGCGCGGCGTAGCCTGAATCTGATGCTAATGGAATGGGCTAATCGGGGAGTGAATCTCTGGACGGTAGAGCAAGGCAGCCAAGTGCTGACGCCCGGCACTGCCACTTACAATCTGCCCGTTGACACGGTCGATTTGCTAGAGCATGTGATTCGCACTGGCACTGGGCAGAACCAAACTGACATCGACATCACGAGAATCTCTGTCAGTACCTTCGCGTCTATCCCAAACAAGACTGCCCAAGGACGTCCTATTCAAGTTTGGATTGATCGCAAGTCAGGACAGACTAACTCCGCGAGTGTGGTGCAATACCCCACCTTCACGGTGTGGCCAGTCCCTGATAACAGCCAGACTTATACTTTCGTGTACTGGCGCTTGCGCCGCATGCTAGATGCAGGCACTGGCGTGACCAATCAGGACGTGCCATTCAGATTCTTGCCTTGCTTGGTAGCAGGGTTGTCGTATTTCTTGTCAGTGAAGATCGCACCGGATCGTATGGTCGCATTAAAAGCTATGTACGATGAGAGCTGGGAACTTGCAGCTGGCGAGGATCGTGAAAAGGCTGCGGTGCGTTTCGTTCCTCGACAACAGTTCTTGACGGGCTAAGCCATGCCGGTGCCTTTTGCATCAGGCAGGCATTCGATAGCCGAATGCGATCGCTGTGGGTTTCAATACAAACTCAGCGAGTTAAAAGAGCTGGTCATCAAGACGCAGAATGTCAACATTCTGGTTTGCCAAGAATGCTGGGAACCCGACCAGCCGCAGTTGTCTCTGGGTATGTACCCAATCGAAGACCCGCAAGCGGTTAGAAACCCTCGCCCAGATACCAGCTACTACGCTGTCGGAGCCAATGGCGCTGGAGGCAGCCGCATGATTCAGTGGGGATGGAACCCTGTAGGCGGTGCCAGAGCGTGGGATAATGGTCTTACGCCAAACGATCTAGTAGCCACTGGCGGTGTAGGCACTGTCACCGTAAGTACAACTTGAGATAACCATGAACTACGCACAATTAAGCGCCGCTATCCAAGAGTACTGCCAATCGACCGAAACGTCGTTTGTTGCAAACATTCCGACTTTCGTGAAGCAGGCCGAGAAACGTATCTACAACATGATACAGTTTCCGTCGCTTCGCAAGAATGTGACGGGTACTACCTCATCAGGCAATAAGTACTTAGCATGCCCTGATGATTTCTTGGCCCCGTATTCTTTGGCGGTGATACTGGCTGATGGAAGCTATGAGTATCTTCTGAATAAAGATGTGAACTTTATTCGCGAGTCCTATCCCACTCCAACATCCACTGGCACCCCTGCGTACTACGCATTGTTCGGCCCTCGTTCAGATCAAGCAACTGAACTCACGTTCTTGTTAGGCCCCACCCCGAATGCTGCCTACACAATGGAACTGCACTACTTCTTCTACCCCTCGTCGATCGTAGATACGGGTACAAGCTGGCTTGGCGATAACTTTGATCCGGTATTGCTGTATGGCTCCCTAGTTGAAGCCTACACATACCTTAAAGGCGACCCTGACTTGCAGACTCAATATGAGAACAAGTACAAGGAAGCAATCCTGCTTGCCAAGAGACTTGGCGATGGCATGGAGCGTCAAGACGCTTATCGCAGTGGGCAGGCTAGGATTCCTGTGACATGAGTGGGTTTAGCGGCGGCATGCAGATAGGCCCGGTCAATGTTTTTACCACGCAAAACCGTGGCTTTACGGCAGAAGAGATTGCAGATAGGGCTTTAGATAAGATCATCTATGTAGGTGATCAAAGTCATCCTGCCATCTTGGAGCAGGCAAAAGCCTACAAGGAATATATCCGGGAAGTGCTAGTCAAGTATTTGAAAGAGGCTCAGCAAAGCGAACGCACGACCATTTGTGCCAAGCTCACTTTGCAAGGGCATAGTGATTTGGCAAAGATCATAGGAGAACTGTAATGGCAATTAGCCAAGCAATGGCGACCAGCTTTAAGGTCGAGATCCTCAACGGTATTCATGCGTTCGGAACTTCAGTTGTTCGCGGTTCTACCACCGCTGACACGTTCAAGATTGCGCTGTACACCTCGTCTGCGTCTTTGGATGCGGCGACCACGGCATATTCAGTCACGAACGAAGTGAGCGGCACTGGCTACAGCACAGGCGGCAACACGCTCACCGTTTCACAAGTCCCGACATCGAGCGGCACGACCGCGTTTTTGGACTTTGCGGACACGACTTGGACTACTGCCACAATCACCGCCAATGGAGCGTTGATTTACAATAGCACCCAGTCCAACAAGGCAGTGGCTGTGCTGGCATTTGGTGGTGACAAGACCTCCACCGCTGGTGACTTCACGATTCAGTTCCCGACCGCTGACGCTTCTAACGCGATCATTCGCATCGCTTAATTAGGAACCCAGTGGCTACAGGCTGGGGATTAGGTGGCTGGGGTGAATCCGGTTGGGGTTCAGTCAACAATGTCACCATTGCGTTTGAGGGTTGGAATGCCTCCGGCGTAGCCTGGGGGGATCAGGGATGGGGTGAAGGCCACACCAATGTGACCGGTACTGGGGCGGTTGGCACTGTTTTTGTCGACGCTGTCACGAATATCGTAGTTAACGCTACGGGTGTTCAGGCGATTGGCGCGACTGGCTCCGTTTCTGTACTTACTGATCAGGTCTTATCTGTTACCGGGGTTTCGGCAACCCCTGCTATTGGCACCGTTGTTGTTTCTGGTGTAGCTAATGTAACCGTAACGGGTAACTCGGCTACTGCCACTGTTAACTCGGTTACCGTCAGGACTCAGCAGGTTGTATCGGTAACTGGAGCGGCAGGCACTACTGCTCTAGGCAATGTCACTGTCACTGGAAATGCGCTGGTTGCCGAGACGGGAGTTTCAGCAACAGGCGCTACCGGATCTGTTGATGTCCAGACTGACCAGATTCTGGATGTCACAGGGGTATCTGCCACTGGTTCTGCTGGCACCGTCTCGATAGCCCTTGGCTTCACTGTATACGCCACTGGCGTACAGGCGACAGTTACCGCAGGGTCAGTTATTGTCAGTGGCCAAGGCAAGGTAATTCTGACGAGCGGAGTTCAGGCTCAAGGGATCATTGGCTACTACAACATCTGGTCTCTGGTGGACACCACACAGAACGCTTCTTGGCAAGATATTGGAACTTTACAGTCAGCGAATTGGGTTAATATCTCAACCACCCAGTCGCCTAATTGGACGCAGATTGCTGCATAGGGGTAATTGAATGGCAACTTATAGCAACCTTGGTATCAAGCTGATTACCACGGGCGATGAAAGCGGTACTTGGGGTACTAGCACCAACAACAACTTTTCCGATGTAATTGACGAGGCCATTGCCGGTGTCATCACGTACAACATCGGCAGCGACGCTAACTTCACCCTAACGGTATCGGACGCAACATCTAGCGATGCGCGACACGCCGTTATCAAGTTTACCTCGGTTTCGTTAGCAGCCACCCGTACTTGCACATTTGCCCCTGATGATCTGCAGAAGGTATGGGTGGTCATTAACGCCACGACCGGCGGGCAGTCCCTGACGTTCAAACAAGGCTCCTCTGGAGCCACCGTTACGGTAGCCAATGGCGAGAGTGCCATCATCTACTCCGATGGCGCAGGAGCCAGCGCAGGAGCTATTACGCGGGTTCTGGATAGCTTCACTAACACTGCTGTCACAACCACCACGCTGAATGCCACGACTGGCAACATCACCACGGTCAATGCGACCACGGTGGATTCTACCAATCTAGAGGTGACAAACCTCAAGGCCAAGGACGGCACGGCAGCGGGTTCGATTGCGAACTCAACAGGCGTTGTTACCCTTAACTCAGCCGTCCTTACCACGGCAGACATTAACGGCGGCACTGCCGATGGTGTCGCTATCGGCTCTAGCTTGGCTTCATCTGGTGCGTTCACTACGCTCTCCGCCACCGGCGTCACGACGGTTCAGGCAGGCACTAACTCAGCCCCTGCGATTACCACGACTGGCGATACCAACACCGGTATCTACTTCCCCGCCGCTGACACGGTAGGCTTTGCTGAAGGCGGTACTGGGTTTAAGGTGGGTTATCGCAACGTCCCGCAATCAGGCAGTGACAAGACCACCTCGTACACCCTCGCTACTAGCGACGTAGGTGAATTCATTGGTGTCGGCGCATCAGGCTCCATTACGATCCCGGATGCTACCTTCTCTGCGGGAGATGTCGTCTCGGTGTTCAACAACACCTCGGGTAACGTCACGATCACCTGCACTATTACCACTGCCTACATTGCCGGCACGGATAGTGACAAAGCCACCGTCACACTAGCTACTAGGGGCGTAGCCACGATACTATTCCTCTCAGGCACGGTCTGCGTCATCACTGGAAATGTGAGCTAAAGATGTCTGGTAGCCAGCAGCTTCTTTTGGGAAGTGGTCAGGGTGCAGCTCCTGCTGTAGACCCCTACTTCTATTCGGTCACCTCGCTGCTGCACGGCGATGGCACCAATGGCGGCCAGAACAATACGTTTTTGGACTCGTCTACCAACAACTTCACCATCACGCGCAACGGCAATACCACCCAAGGCTCGTTTAGCCCGTTTAGTCAGACGGGGTGGGGGAACTACTTTGATGGGACAAGCGGGCAGTTCTTAAACACCGTCGCAAATACAGCATTTAATTTTGGAACCGGCGACTTTACCGTTGAAGGATGGGTATATCCCACATCCACATCTGGAACCCGACCTATTGTTGAAATTCGTACGTCTGCCGCAAATTCAACCGGATTTGCACTTTTAAGTCAGTCCGGCGCAACTACGCTGAACGTGTACACAAATGGCGGATTTGCAGGAGCGTCAACCGGCTCTATTGCCACTAATCAATGGAATCACGTTGCATTAGTAAGAAGCGGAAATACTTGGACGTATTACATTAACGGCACATCAAGCGGGTCATTTACCAATTCTTCAACGCAAAGTGACGGCGGCACGACCGGGCCGAAGATTGCAGGCTCAACAACTGCTGGCGAAATATGGATTGGATATATTTCAAATATTCGTATCGTCAAAGGCACCGCCGTCTACACCTCCAACTTCACGCCCAGCACTACCCCACTCACGGCCATCAGCGGCACCTCGCTTTTAACTTGCCAATCCAGCAGATTTGCGGATAGCAGTACAAATGCTTTTGCCATTACCGTAAACGGTTCCCCCTCCGTCCAAGCCTTCTCCCCGTTCAACCCCACGGCTGCTTGGTCTGCCTCGACGAATGGCGGCAGCGGGTATTTCGATGGGAGTGGGGATTACCTGACCACCACGACTTCTTCCGCGTTTGACCTTTCAAGCGGAGATTGGACGATTCAAGGTTGGTATTACCCAACGGCCTACTCTGCCGGAAACAACGTACTTATTTATGTAGGAACGTCGGCGGGAGATAAAATTGTCATTGCGGATATTTCAACTGGCGGCAGCGGACTGTACTATTTGCTGAATGGTTCACCCGTTATTACATCCTCAACAAAGGCACCGCTTAATGCTTGGTCATTCTTTGCTTTGGTCAAGAGCGGAAGTACAACGACCCTGTATCTGAACGGCGTTTCTCTTGGAACTACTACATCTGTTCCAACGTCGTCTAACAAAAGCGTTAACCTCGGATCAGATGCGGGTGCCGCAGTATTCCAAGGGTACTTTGCGGATATTCGGATTCTTAAGGGAACGGCTAACACCGCAGTCCCAACCGCCCCTCTCACCGCCATCACAAACACATCCCTGCTCACCAACTTCACCAACGGAGCCATCTTCGACAACGCTGCTGTTGCCGACTACGAGACTGTGGGCAATGCCCAGATCAGCACTAGCGTGAAAAAGTACGGCACGGGGTCGATGGCGTTTGATGGGACGGGGGATCGACTGGTAGCAGCCCCGATTCAGACTCGCGCACCGGGAACGGGCGACTTCTGTTACGAGTTCTGGTTTTACGCTAATACGTCGTCTAACGCCTGCCTGTTTGACACCCGTGCGGTAAACAACAACACGACAGGGTTTGCTTGCTTGTTAAACGGCAGCAGCCAGATTGCGCTGTATACCAACTCCACAATCCTGACTTGCGGTTTGGCGCTGTCAGCAAGCATTTGGTATCACATTGCGGTTACCAGAACGGCTGGAATCATTAAGATTTTTGTCAACGGTACGGTTGTCGGTACGCTGGCAAACACCAGCAACTTCAGCGACAGGACGTTGCAACTTGGTCAGTACATTGACAGCACGGGATCGCTAAACGGCTACATTGACGACTTCCGCTCGTCAAATGGTATTGGTCGGTACGCTTACAACTTCACGCCCCCAACGGCAGAGTTCCCCAACATTGGCGGCACGGTCACGCTAACTGCCGATCCGTACTTCGACTACACGACTCTGTTGCTGCCCGGTAACGGCACGAACGGAGCGCAGAACAATACGTTCCTAGACTCCTCTACCAATGCCTTCAGCATCACCCGCAACGGCAACACCACGCAGGGTACGTTCTCGCCGTTCTCGCAGACGGGGTGGGGGAACTATTTTGATG